TTAATCATCCTCTTTGTCTGTTTTATCGTCCTTAACCAAGTGAATCTTATTTGTTCTCTCTCCAAGTTCCAACAACTCTTTAACCGTATATTCACGAAAATGAACCGTCTTTTTGTCTACTATAATTTCTTGATTTTTGTTCTTTTTATGTGACTTCTTCATTTGTGTTACACCTCTGGCATACATTTATTTTTATTTAAATTTAGTAAGTAAGACAAACCTACAATGTCAATATACGATTTTAAATATGTGTTTATGAAAGTTTCAATCTCTATTTCGGTTTCTTTACGACTTTTTGCGTGTTGTCCAAATGGCGTTTTATGTAGACAATCTATTTGTAAAATAAAATCTACACTGCTTTCATCCATTACCGAAACCGCAATACCAATATACTCTTTAATATCAATATTGTGAGTAGGATTTTTATACCATTTGCTATTCTTTGCATTTATTTGATTTTCAGACACAAGGCTTATTCCAACCTTATTGCTTGAAAAAATATAATACGAATAATATTTACTCCTACTTGTGAGAGGTTTAGAACCCTTGCAAGTATCTCTATTTGGACTCCTTCTGCCTGACATTTTTACATGTCTCTCTATTTTGTCTTTAGATGTTTTATTAAACACATACTCAACCGATACTCGTGTGCTACAGTGTAAAACTTCCTTAAACAAGTGCTGTATCTTTTCGCACACAATTTCGCTTGTTTTCTTAAAAATATGAGATTTCCATTGTGGGTTGCTTTTAATTTCTATGTTTATTGTGTTCATTAGCGAATTTTGATTACTCAAAGCTTCGATGGCTATTTGCTGCTTTTTATTTTGATGTTCTTGATATTTTGTACAGACCGCATTAAAAACAATGCCACCAATCAATAACATAAAAGTTAAAACAAACCAAAGATAAATTTGTAAATCAAAAAATATAGGGATTATAATACCTAATACAGACGCAATAATAGCCATCACAGTATTATTTGTCCCTATCGCATAGATGAATTTTAGAAAACTGATGAATCCGCTATTGTCGTTTTTATGTTCTTCTACCCATTTATACATATTATCAGTACCCTTAGCAATTATTTATTATATTATTATAGTAGCACAAATGTTGTAGAAAATCAACGACAACCAGTATTTTTTGGAAGTATATATTAAAAACACATCTTCTCCCAATTTATTATTCGCTAGTGGTGAGCGAAAAACATTTTCAAGCCAGTCACTTATTATTCGCTAGTGGTGAGCGAAAAACATTTAAAAGGATTATTTTAATCCCATTTGATTTCATTTTTATTATACTTAGATAATCTATCTAATATCCATTGCTTTTTGTGGTGAGACTGATTGTCAAAATCTTTAACTTTATTTTTATCTACCTCGAAAGACTGACTTATCGGTACTGCAAGCACTGACATTTTTAACATCCTTTCTAAAAAAACGAAATTGGCGTTTATGACCATTGGTACGCCATAAACCAACCCACCTCTTTATCTTCCTCTATGTTGGTCAACCATAGTCTTATCTTCGCTCGCTGTCCAATTATTTTGAGTCGCTGGCATCGTGCTACGACCAAGAATCTAAACCATTTCATCTGTATTCTACAGAAAGGTAGTTGCGTTCGCATTCCTGACATCTAAAGGTAGATGTTACCACTATACAAATCTGCCCAAGTGGGCTGACACTAAATGTCATAATTGCCTGTGAATCCTCAGATTATCACAGGGCGATCACTAATATATTATGCCCCACAAGCTCGAAAAACATTGCAGAAATACCAAGACCGTATACCCTAAAGTATCACAGTACGAACTTATGTGTTATCTTTTGGTCTGTCAGCCAAGTGCTTTTTTAGCGTTGGCAATTTTCTTATCTTTAGCCCAATTGCAATCGTTGATAAGATGATAAATCACATTGATTGTCGGTTCATCAACGATACCATTAGCTGTGATCTTACCTGCTCTCTGTGCCTCTTTTACAGCTTTCAAAGTGCCGTCACCGAAACCGTTCGAGTTATCGACTTTCGTCTTAATAATGCCCATATTATAGAGCGTAATTAACTGTTTCTTAAACGCAAGTATAGCTGTGTTATGTAAACCGTATTTAATCATTTCTTCTTCCTCCTTATTTGTTGTTTTACCACCAAGTTTTGCAGTTACTGTTTTTGCAAGATTGCCAAGACGGTTGTAAAGCCAATCGCCCGGACAGGATTTATTTGCAAACCATCTATGTACAGTTAAAACCATTTCATTCGACTTTGGCGAATAATTTAGCGTCTTGCTCTCATTGCCAAACCAAAGCAGTTTAGTTTTGCCGTTTCGCTTGCAAATGTCAACACATAAGTCAACAAGTTTGTTGTATACTTTGCTATTCATCGTGTACGGTGCGGTTGTGTCACTTGCACATTCAATTGTTACCGCCCTCTGGTCATTTGCATTTGACGAACTACACCAAGAACGATTACCTTCATCAACACAAAGCAATACTCTGCCATCATAACCAATACCATAGTTACAACTTGCATCGCAAGCTGTGTTCATAAAAATATTGCCGAGGGTTTCAACACTGCACTGACCTACAACACAATGCGGAGTAATGCGGTCAATACTGTGTGTGCGTTTACCGCTGTGGTTTGGGCTTAATTTTGTGTAATCAACAAGTTTTGAATTACTCATAATTATTCCTCGCTTTCACAAATAATTTTTTTGTTTTCAAACTTTTTGTATGCGTCAAGATACATTTCGTTTTTATCGCCATTGTATGTGCATTCGTAGTACATACCATCGTGTAATGTTGTGCTAATAAGGCATTTGTGGTTTTGCAAAGTCTTACATGACCACACTACAAAAATGTCAAAAACAGGTGTACCATCTGACTTATCTAAGTGATTTAAAACATACCTGCGTACCTCTGATATTGCAAGTTCAATAAAATTTGCATTTGTCATAATTATTCCTCACCTTCATCTGTTTTAAATTACAAAGCACCCACCTCAATTAAGAGATGAGTGCTAATTTTATGTATTGTATTTAATTACTTAGGCTCACCATAAGTCATAGCCTGTGCACTATCTGATGTACCCTTAGTTGTAGGATCGACCACAACACCAAGCACTGCAAGCAAAGCAAATATGGTATTCACTACCGCCGTAAGGTTGTTGCCAAGTTCACCAAAATCAAGCTCAAACCCAAATACTTTAGCTACTGCCTGAATAAACAGAAGTGCCGCAGGAATAAGTGCAAGCCAAAATGTTTTATTTTTAAATCTTACTGTCCAGTTAATCATATAACCAACTCCTTAAATATTCTTTTCTGGCAAATGTAATGCCAGTTTATATCTATCAGTACAATATGTGTCTCCTCCGAGATTGTGATACTCTTTATACAGGTCAATCAAATTGAGCTTTTGTATCGAGGTGATACTATTTTTTGCAATGCACTTGTCACACAACTCTAAGATACTATTTCTCAAACCTGCCTTCACTGCTTCAGCCAACTTAACCGACATATCCCACTTCTCTGTATCAAGAGAAATGTGAGACTCTAACATTTCTTCAATTTTGTTCAGTTTCTCTATTGTGTCATTAGTGTTGTTTGTATTTCGCACCCAACCGATTATTTTACGGCGTAGAGGAGTGACGATAGCAGTCAACACTGTTAATATAGCAGTAGCACAACCAAAGCATACACTAATAGTCTTAATGATTTCAATTATTTCATTACTCATTCAATCACCACATTGGTTATTACTCCTTTGTTTGTATTATTTTTTCAAGCGCTGCAACTCTTGCCTCAAGATTGCCTTTTAAGACTTTATTGCGATTAGCAAGAGATACAGTGCATTGCATATCAATTGTTTTGTTCGCTGCAAGCTTAACTCGTAAATATGTAATAGGTTTAGTTACACCGTCTACAATCAATGACTTGGAAGCCTTATTCAACGCTAACTCCAGAGATGTATCAATTATGTTATAAGACGAATCTGCGAAAGTAATTGTCACATCTGATGAAACTGGTGTAATATTATCTATATAGAAATTATATGTACCGCCTTTCAATTCCAATGAATCAAGCTTAACATAGACGAAAGACTTGCCACTTGTGTATGCTGTATCGCATTTAATACTCAATGTATTGTCTGTTGCTACGACACTAAAGTGAGTATTGGTTTTGCTTGTGTATGTACCATTAGTACACGATAAAATATTTGGAGCATCCTCTAACACATCTGATACATTAGCTTTTGGTTCACCAAAGTCGCTATCTAACAAGTCGTACATTCTAAACAATTTATTATAATCGTCTGTAAGATTATTGGTGTACAGCATATGATTAGGCTTAACATATGTTGTTGAACCAATATCGAGAGTATTACCACTATTCGTCAAACCAAAGTATTGATTATTTGCAGTTTGTACTTCGTTTTCAGTTGTACCATACTTATAATTAACATTAGATAAAGATAATTTATTAATTGCCGAAATCATACTTGCATCAAACATAATTGCAGATACACCACGATAATGTCCTATTTGACAATCGTCAAAAATGATAGACTGATATTGATAAGTCAATCCTGCTGCATACCCTGATCTTAACGGACTTGTCACATTTTCAATTGTGCAATGTCGTACAATAACACTACACGGTTCATTGGTATAATATGTACCTGTTACAGACAGTCTCTGATTAAGCACAATGCCATTGCCAGTGTATTTGTCTCCATGCGTAGATGTTTCAGTTTTATCTGCTCCATAAAGTTTACAGTTGTCAATATAATTAGTGCCGTTATCCCAATCAAGAGTTACACAACTTGCATACTTATTGTGTATTGTTGAGTCTCTAAGTGTCATCTTACCGTATTGTGCTTCAATTGCCGCACCCCAACCATCAATATCAATGTAACAATTGTCAATGTTGGTATATCTTGTACTTACTTTAATGCCTCTTTTTGCACAGTCAGTAATTGTGCAGTTGGATACAGTAATATAACTATCACCACTACAGTCAGCAGAAGGTCTTTGAATTAAATAAATACCATCTCCATCAGGCTCTTTGTTGCCAACTTTGTATCCATTAATGTTGCTAATTTGAGAATTGCTGATATATCCGTGCTGACTAAACTCACCATTAACACTTGACACTCCTATACCGACTGCGTGGATAAATGTATCCTCAGATACAGTACCAGCCTTAATGTCAGATACAATAACATTATTGATATTAAACTGAGAACAGTCTCTAATTAAATTAATACCAGCAGCAAATGAAGATGCTTTGTTTCCTGCACCTTTAATGGTTGCATTTGTGATATTACTGTTTTGACAACCAACTAATGTAATACACTGAGACACTTTGTGTTGTCCATCGAAACAACCCCCGATAATTGTTAAATTATTACAATTAGTGAACTTAAAAAACGAACCTTGCACAGTCGTTTCAGCAGCGTCTGTCGAATTAGTAGCTTGATTGTAAAATACAAAATTAGCATTATCACAAATAATGGTCAAGTCATCAATATTAGACAAAGCAATACCATTGCACTTATAAGTACCTGCTGGAAAATAAAGACATCTTTTACTTAACGAAGCTGTCGGTATTTTCGATAAGCTTGTCACTACTCCTGAATTGCTAACACCATACGCAGTTGCACTCAATAGTGACAAATTATTGTTACTCCAAAAATTATTTAGGAGATATGCAATGCTTGGATAATTCTTAGCCGTGTCCGTAATATCAGAGTTCTCCAAAATCTTCAAATCCTTGTTTTCAGGATTAATGTTAGAATATTTGGATATCAAGGTTAATAATGCACTAAACTGTTCACTTGCTTCAATTACACGACCACTGGTTGACTTGTTAATAGTGAGATTAATACCGCTAATTTTCAAAACCTTGTTATCAATGGTGATATTAAGTTCACCTTCACCCACACCTGCATAAGCAGTCATAGAGGGTTTAACTTCAAACTCAACAACGCCTCGTTTAGCATCTATAATTGTTGCGTCAACAATTTCTTCAGAACCACGAGGGAGAGTTATTGTGTATGTAACTGCCGAACCAGTTAAGTCGATTGCTCCCTTATCATCCACGACCATAAGGCGAGGATATTTGATACCACCCTCGCCTTGTGTCACAGTAAAAAACTTGTTGTTGTCTTTCCAAGCGTGTACTGTATATATTTTATTGTAGGTTTTCATTATTTTCCTCCTTATCACTTCGTTAATATATACATTGTATTTTCATAAATAGAAATATTACTTGTACACTATAACGAATAATTTGGCTTTAAAACCCTCCTCTTTAATTATTTAAAATTTCTTGCACCTTCGCCCTGATTTTGTCAGGCACATCGTCAATAGTTTTGAATCCCTTGCGGATTAATTCCGCATAAATTTTTGCCATTTACATCATCCCTTCGTATATTTCGCAAAGCGCAAGCTGAGTGTCGGTAAGCTGTGATTCGAGTGTTGTGTTCCTCTCATTAATCATTTTAATGTATTCATCCTTTGTATAGCGTATCTGATGAAATTCGTACTCAGTATGAGTTTCATTTTCTGACTGTACCTCAATTTCTTTGATGTCGTTGTTCACCCACACCGAATACTCGTCAATTTCGACTTCATCAGGCTTTACCGTGCTTCTTACTTTTCCGTAATCAATCATAGCCATTCCTCCTTATGCTTTAGCAGTTGGTACATACAGCAAGCGACCGCCGAAACCTCGAAAGCGACCGCTGGTACCGTAAGTACAATGCCAGCAGAAAACGCCTGAGTTATTGCCAGTAGCCCAAGAATCGCCCAATAAAGTAGCATGATAACCGTTCAAATTTTGTGTAGCATAGAGAAAATCACCAACAGGAAGTGCAGATGTACCACCAATTTCTGATGGCATTAAGAGCCAGTCATATTTCTCTGAACCATAACCCATTGCGTTAATAAAACCACTTGAATTTGCAAGGGTAAAACCGACAGGTTCATATTTATCTGAATGTGTCAAATCATTGAATGCGAAGTTATTCGCAACACAGGGCTGACCGCCACTCATTGAACCGTCACCCCAAATATTGATGCCCTGAATGTGCTTTCGAATGTTACCCCAAGGATTTTCAACACCCCTGTATGTAACCGCAACTTTTCCGTTTGCTGTTTCAGTAGTCTGAATACCGCCTTTTTCGTTGATGGTTTCAGTTGCCATTCCTGTGCCATTACCAAGGTCAGCGGTTGAGCCTGTCAGACTGGAACAGTTGTATGATGCATTATCAGCGATGCTAACAACACCCTGACCGATGCCTGTCTGCGAGTTCATCATTGCAAGCTCAATCATCATCAAAAGTTGATTCGCACCTGTAGCCTTGATTGTTTCGAGGTGCCAGCCTGCACCTCTGTTCTGTGCCATTGATTCAAAAACTGACCTAGTTCCAAGTCCCTGTCTTAATCCGCTGATAGGTTTCTTACCTGCAACTGAGCAGAGCAGGTCACCGTCCTCGTAAGTGATAGATTCATCAACATTATCATTGACATAGGCTTTTGCAGATACATCATACATGCTTCCCTCGTCGGCTGAAAACAAAATGTAATTAATCGCATTACCGTTTTCGTCGTAAAACGCGGGATGAAGTTTGAATCCTGTTTTTGGTTTCGAGCTTACATAATAGTTCACTTTTCTTAGATGATAGCCGATGCTTGAATCGTTGTTTTTTTCTAATTTGAGTGGAACAACTTTATAATAGAATTTCGGCTGAAAAACCATAACCTGCCCGTTGGAGCCGTCCTCTGTGTAACCTTCGTCGCCGTAGTATGCCACGATAGTTCCGTCGTCCAACACATTACAGCGTTTTCTTCCGCCATACATTGTAAATTTATTAAAGTCTGAACCTTGCGACAGTCCGACTGCTCCTGCGAGCCGTTTGAATGTCTTGTTCTCGTAGTCAACACAAAGTCCTGCTATGTCTTCATCTGTATAGCCGATGTACGCCTTAATGTCCTCAACCTCGTTTGATAAATCAGCACCGTCTTTTCCGTCAGCTCCAACAACTTTGCCGAGATTTGCAGATGTGCCGTTTGAATAAGTAAGTGTAAGTTCGCCCGAATTATTGATTTCAGCATTAGTTATCCCGATACCGTCCTTACCGTCAATACCGTCAATGCCGTTTGTTCCGTTAGTGCCATCTTTACCATCAGCACCCACTACAACACCAAGATTATCGACAGTATTATTGGAATAAGTTATGACAAGCTCACCATTCTTATTGATTTCCGAGTTTGCTATTCCAATTCCGTCTGCACCATTCTGACCTTTTTCGCCTCGTTCACCTTTTTCACCTTGAACACCTTGAATACCCTGTATTCCCTGTTCGCCTTGCTCGCCTTTTTCACCTTTAAGGCTTGCAAGCCATTCATCCTCTGAGCCAATAAAACCACCATTTTTTGCGATTTCATAAGCTGATAAACCATTTTGTCCGTTTGTACCGTCAAGACCGTCTTTGCCTACGATTTTGCCAAGATTTGTTGAATCTCCATTCGAGTATGTAATTACAAGCTCTCCACTTGTATTAACTTCGGATTTTGTAACACCTACACCATCGTTTCCGTTCACGCCGTTTGTACCTTGGGACGGTTTATTTGTATCTGTTTCGCCAATGAACCAATTGCCGTTATCACCAATATGCGGAGTAATTCCGTCAGTACCCGAAACACCATCTTGTCCTTTTAGTTCACCATTGTTGAGTTTCTGTTGGAAAGTTTCGCCATCTGCAAACGGAATATCATCAGCAGTATAGGTTTGCTTAATGTTCAAATCTTCAAGCGACTTATCTCCGTTAAGTTCAACACCATTGATAGAAGGTCTATTGCTCAAATGCGCATAATCACCGTCAAACTCTTTAAGTGTTCGCCAAATAGTGTTACCGTCACTGTCTATAGACAATACCTGTCCGACAACACCGTCTATAGTCGGTTTAGGGATAAAGTTTTCTAAGACATTAAAATCATCAGTGCTTTCAACCTTTGTATCATCTGGTGCAAAAGAAACCTTAAAATTAACGCCTGAAAATCTTACATTACCTTCAGGGAATTGTAATTCTACAATACCTTTTAGCACACCTTCAGCCGTTGTCATCTGTAAATACAAAGGTAAATAAATCAGACCTTTATCTTTATCTACTCTGCATTCAACACCTACTTTATGCTCATCTGGTTTTAATCCATAATAGGTGGCCAGCGTACATTCTGAAAGGTCGATATCAGCACCGTGATTTTTAATCTCAATTTCAAACTCAGTCACACCGTGTTCTCTTTGTGTGATTGGTTCAAGAACCTTATTAATATAAGCACAGTCAATGCTTAAATGTCTAATAATCATATAATCACCACCTATTATTCTGTAAAATTAAATGTTGTATTTCTAACACTTGTTTGTGAAATCGTATTGAAACAATCAATAAATCTCTTCTTGAGAGGCTTGGCGGAATAGTTTGTATTAAATGTCAAACTGAAATCTGATACATCATCATAATTTATATGAATTGAAAGCAAAATAGGATACTGCCAATCACCATCTTTTACTTCAAGAGATAGTGCTGCACCAAGTGTTAAATCTGCAATGTTATCCTTCATTTCGGGAATCGTCAATATGTTCGCCGATTCAATCTCAAATTCATAGCACTGCTTGCTGAGATAATTGTCGTGGTCAGATTTAGCCTGAACCATTACTTCTTGCAATGTTGTTATAATATCATTAGCGGAATAGGTATCACTAAATACAACATTGTCATTTGTCCAATCTCCTTCAGCAATGTAATTTTGAAGTTCTAAAATTTCAGCGGGGGAGAGGATTGTTGCAATCCCGTCTTTGTTTGCCTGAATTGCCGTTTTGTAATTCAGTGTAAACTTTTTAGCTACTGTTTGCATCTTGTTATAACATGTGTTGTATTTGGTTACTGCGTTATCATAATCATTTTTTGTATTCCAATATGTCTCTGCTGCCGAATACAATTTTGTATATAAAGATTTGGAGTAATAGCAATCGTAATTGATGTAATCATATGGTGGGTTTCTCATTCCACTCGGAATACGCACATGGTCATCTACAAGAACTTGATAAGCATAACGCAACTCTCCACTTGAAGAGTTAGGGAGCGGTTTGTCACTAAACCCATATTTATCTATTAGATGTGTATTAATTGTATCTGCGACTGTTAAGTATGTTGTTAAAGCTTTTGACACTTTAGAAGCTTGCTCTATTTTCTTTTTATTGCACTCAATCAATAATGCCCCGTTATTAGCATATTTTACAGACTGTTTTTCAATGTTTGTTTGCCACACCGTAAGAGCTTCTTTTAAGGTTCTGTTTTTAGTGTCATCAGCCACATAATCTAATTGATTTTCAATATTACTAAAATTGTACAATATATTATTTCCCGTGGGGTTGATTAACCCTAATCCGTATTGATCGTTAGATGTATGCACTCTTAATGCACTAATGCACCTATCATCAGTTGTGTGAACATTCGTATTTTTGATTGCATTTTGCCATGTTAACATTGCCTTAGAATGAGTGCCTAAATATTTTTCATCAGTATTATAATACCGCCGCTCTTCTGTCTCTATGTTTCCATCTATTATATTAATTGTCATATTTTCTGAATCAAAAATGAAATAGCATTGGTATGACGAAGCGATATCATTATTTAAAAAAGTATAAACATTTGCATTATCAACATCGTCAAGTGTTCTATACCTAACACACACGGCTTGCGAAACATATCCTATTTTCCATTGTGGAAGATAGTCAAGTATTTGATTCAGCAATCCTCGGACAAACTTTTGTTTATGTCTTGTGTTGCCATAACAATCGTAATACCAATTATCACTGGTAACAAGGTCGTTAATATGATCAGGCACAAATAGTGGTAATGTACTGTTTGATAAAGAAAACGCTCTTTTTGATAAAGTCATCTCATAAGACTGGGCTGTTACTTTTAGCACAGCATTACTTCCGTTATCATTTATTTCTTCTGTGTTAGTAATAACCCACCATACATTTCGTATGCCATAGTTTTTATTTTTATTTGTTTCAAAGTGTGTACACAATCTTTCTCTTGAAAAGATTTGCACCCAAGAGGCATTGGGAATATATGTACGATAAGTATTGTCGCTATATGTTGCTTGACTACATACAAGACTTATTCGGATATACCCTTCGTCAATAGTATCAGTATTGTTTTCAACATTACCATCGCTATCCTTTACTGTAAAATCTACATATCTTCGGAATGGTTGTTTCGATGATTCATGATAATAATTATCATCAGATTTAAGCCAGCTATCTGCGTTAGCTTCCTTATAGTAATGAATTTTAAATGAGTACCGCAGAGTGTCACCGTTAAAACATTTTGTTGCAATAACATCGCCTTTATGCACAGGTATAAAACTTTTACAGGCTAAATACTGGTAAGTATACCATCCTTGCTTGTACAAGTCTAAGCTTTCTGAATAATCTTCAAATACCCCATCATTAATAGTGCCACCCCACACCCACTCGTAACCATATGTAGTGCCAATATCAAAAAGCATAGTTTCGTTTTTAATATTGAAATTGTTAATTGCTGTATTAACATCAAACGATAACTCATAATCTTTTCGTGTACCTCCGCCTTTTAAATTATACAGATAATCTGCATAATAACTTTCTCCTGTAAATTTAAAATACTCAGTTGAATCATTGAGATACAAAAGCATATCAGGCTTTAGATTATCATAATTAGGATTATCCATCCAACTATTGGTACGAGTGTCATAAACTTTTTTGGGTACTTCAAAACTCATTTCCGAAGCTGTCCCAAAATTATAATCAGCAGTCCAATTGTGTATATTTTTGACATAGCCAAGTGAGGTCTTTTTATTCTGTCTATACAACACCATGTCGGGAGTCTCTTGTGCGTAATTTCGTGTTTGCATCAAATACCACCCAACCTATGCATTGTAGTATACTTTAAAACTAAGCTTTTATCGGGATCGAAAACATCGTAAGCATAGTTATGTTTAGCGTCAGTTCTATCTGCGGATTTAATATATAGATAAATCTGATTTTGACCATTGCCAAGCCAAAATAAAGATACATAATCAAGATTATCTTTAATAACTCCGTTGTATTGAATGAATGGGGGAGTGAGTGAATGAAAAGTTTTTTCATTAGGTTCTTTCATTGTTACCATTCCATATTTAGTATCCAGTTCATATACGGCATCTTTATTTGTATGATAATTCACATTCGCATCGAAAACGAACATAGACTTATTAAGTTTATTTCCAACATACACTCTATAATTCGATAATGTGTAATCTATTTGATGTTCTGTCCAGTTGTGTCCGATCTTTAAATCAATAATAGGACAAATTTTGTTATTGATAGGTTGTCCTTCAATATCAATTGTAGTTTCAAAAGATAATGTTTGCCCTGTATTTGACGGTTTAGTTGCAACCCCTTTAAACTCAACTTCATTGTCCTGATACCAAAATCCACTATCATTTTGTACCTTACAACGCAAACCTCTATAGCCTCGTGCATCGGTAATATCACTGTCAGGAATAAATAATGCGTTGAGGTAATAGTCGGATGTTTCGTTTTGTAAACAAAGTCGTTTCCAACCGTCTTGTCCGAATAACCAATTTTTAATTTCAATCATTACTTCGGCTGGAATATTATCTTCCGGACTAATAATTTCAACTGAAAATTCAAGTGGATGTTCAGCATAATTAAGATTGTATAAAAGCTGTTGTGCATTATGGGGGAGAGCCACAGTAGTGGGTTCATATTCGCCTCCGCTTGCAAACTCATTACTATCGTCACTTATAAAAGCTAAAATTAAATTATAATCACCTGAGTATATATCATTATAGGTAAAATAACAATCTCTATACAACCAAAACACCTCCTTAATAAAAACATAGATAAATATATAATCTTACTTGTAAAAATAAAAATATTATGGTAAAATAAAACAAAAAGGGAGTGAAGAATAATGAATGCAAATAACACTAAAAACAATAGTGGAAAACTGATTACCATTGGCATTATAGTGGGCGTAATACTGTTACTTTCATTGATTGGCTCAAATTGTTCATCAACTTGTATTGAAGATGGATGTGACCGACCAAGAGCTAATAACAGTTATTGGTGTACTTATCATGAGTCAATACATTATTTAGCTCACGAAATGGAACAATCTAAGTAACACAAAAGGCTGTCAACCGACAGCCTTTCTTTTAATTTTGCAATAAAAAAGAGAAGATGAAATTTCATCTTCTCTTTAAATATTTTTAATATTCTTTTTAATAGAATGTCGTACTCACATATATGTACTTAATGCAAATTCCATATTTTCCAACCACATTTGAGCATTCCTGCCATCCTGTTCAGACACCACAGCAAACCCAGTATATCGTGCCTTGTGTGCTAACGCAATTAGTTTAATATAATCTCTTTGCACTTGATGAGAAAATATATTTGTAAAATCACATATATATTCTTTGCGTTCTTGATGGCTATTTACACTATCAATACCGCATTCTTTACATAATACAGCTTCAATCAAATGAACAGCAGTATAAAAATATGCTACAATCTCCCAATCTAAAAAAGATTCCTTAGAATTGCTAATACCAAAACTTATGAAGTTTTTATTATGATTCATTTGTTCTATATGCGTATTATATATTTTCTCATTCATACTCTGTTCCTTAAATATATTTTTACACTTCGTCTTGAAATCTAATATGAGTAACTTCTTTCATCTCTGCTTTACTAATATTCACAATCTCGACATTGAAATTAAAGTCACGATGGTTGTCAATATATACATCAGCCACCAAATCCAATAGATGCTCATTGGGCTGGTCATAGATTACCCAATATTCAATATTATTTTCAGATAATCTTCTAATGCCTACCGTAATTGTTTCTGGTGACACACGCTTAATCTTGTAAGCAAACTCTAAATAGTCATTTTCATATAAGAGATTTGAAATTACATAATTTTTCCCCTGAACAACTGACGCATTTTTTTTAAGCATTTTATGCGTTGTATTTGAATCAACGATAATAGTATATTTTTTATCTATATCAGAAATAGCTTGCAACTTTGAGGCATGCATAGTTATTCCTCCTTTGCAGCGTCATTTTCTCTTACTTGAATACGCATACCAAGATCTATATCGTAATTGTCCTGATACCCTGACACTGCTTCTATTATAGGAGCAGTAATAGACAACATATTTCTGGGATCTACTTGTATACATATTTCATTAAGAATATTTTCATTTTCGTCCATCTGGGCAAACATAATCATAAAGCTGTCTTGATTATATTCTATCTTTATGGCATTAGGTTTAATGGTAGTTTTCATATAAATCCTCCTATCATTATTATGCCCTATATCATTATGACTATGTTCAGTATATGCCAACCCTCGTGCATTGTATTACTGTCACAATCGTCATAGAAGTATTATATACTATATATTGTGCAAAAGTCAAGACTTTTCTGTAAAATCGGGATGAAATATACACATTTATTGTGTCACAAGGGTTGGCGTTTATTCATAATATACAATTAAATATGTCTGTTATTTACGGTATATGACATAAGTCTTTTGATAGTGTTATTCATAATCTTTTCGGATTCCTTGTGCAGTGCATTAACAGTAGCCTGAGTAGCATCACCTTGCACATTGATGTTAATAGCAGGGGAAACAACAGTTGATTTATTGTTCACGACATTCGGTGTTATCTCAGAGCCAAACTTCTGTGCAAAATAATCAGTTGGAGCTGATGCAAATTCAAACAATTCATTTGTCATCGCTTTGCTAAATACAGGGTTGCCTTGTGGTAAGATTGTATATCTGCCATTGCCAAGAGATGTAGGGATAAGTTCTGAACCGATGCCCTCTTCGTCAACAATAGACAAACCGCCTTTGGCTGATTTTGTGCCAGAAGCATACGCTTTCATTTTAGACCATAAAGAACCTGCCGGTAGCGCTCTTCCGCCATACCAGTCTTTACTGATCCGACTTATGAAATATGTTTCAGCATCCTCTTTGTTCGTTAGGTTGGTTTTATACACTTTGCCGTTATAGGTAATTTTATACCCATGACCTGTTATACTCGATGGTCGTATTTTAACTGAATCAATCTTTGCTTTAGTAGTCTGTGCAGAATTACCCAACTCGTCAATTTTTTGCTTCAAACTATCAATTCGAGAAGTGTAGTTGTCAATGCTTCCTGTCACATTAGCAATAGCAGAGTCTACATCGTAGATACGAGATTGTAGTGTATTCATTAAATCCATAACATTGAGCTGTGCAGTGCCATATTCATAAAGAGCACTTTGAGCCGACTGCCACATATGGTTAAACTCAGCCTCTGTGGTTGTAGTGTAATTTTGACAATACCACAACAGGTTGTTATACAATGTGCCATTGTCATTGTCAATCATATTACATGCAGCTCTGTGTAAAGACACCTCGTTGTTTAAGAAATCTTGAATAGTTTGGATTTCATCATCATAATGCTTATCTGTCTCTTCTTTCAGTTTATCCAAAGCCTCTTTGCGAGTATCATACTGATAGTCTGATAGATAATCATATAAGTCTTCTCTGGACTCAACCAAATCATCAACATTTTCCTTGTGAGCCTTTTTACCTGCGGAACTATCGTCCAGTCCAGTAATAGCAGCAGACAATGCGTTTGAAGCAACAGCATTTTCTTTCTCTTTGAGCTGTTTGTTGAAATCAGCTTCTTCTTTTTCTTTGTCAAGAAGTTCCTGTTTCTTTTCAATAAGCTCATCGATTTTATCTTTGCGTTCTTGTAACGCATCTATTTCGTTCTGCTTAGTTTGCTTAATGTATTTTTCTGTCCAATCGACTAAATCTTCAATTGCAGATAAAGCGTCTTCATAGCCATCCTTACTATCTTCTAATGCCTGCTTTTTGTTTTCTAAAGCCTCTTTGGTTTTTTCTAAAGCCTTTTCCTCGTTTTCAAGTGCCTTTTTATGTTTTTCTGTAGCAGATGTGACTTCATCAGTAGTAGTTGATAAATCGCTTAGTGAAGACTCATAGTAGTCTATTAAAGCCGCCTTTTTACGCCAAGCACTTTCTGCTGTAATTACAGCTTGTTGATATAGGTCGCCTGTGCCTTGCTCTGCATCTTTTGCCGCCGCTGTTGCGTAAGCTTCTTGCCACTTAGCATCTGCTAAATTTAATGCCGACTCAGTTGCGCCCTGTTGGTTTTTCTTTAAATACTCAAGCACTTGGGTTTCGTTTTCTAACTGGTTTACTTCGTCCAAAGACGCTTGCAAATAAGAAACCTTAAGCTTTTCCAACTGAGCCTTTGCCAATTCTCTGAACTTATTAGAAGTTAAATCTAATTCGCCTTGCTCATTGATAAGCATATCAATGTACGAACTATCTAATGACAATAAAGATTGAAGTGTAGAAAAGGAGAGTGTTCCGTTTTCACTATACTCAGAAATAGCCGACTTAACGGTATTGAAAGCTGAAAAAGTTGACTCTAAGGATTTATTAGCATCTTCGGTTGAAATCTTAAACGAGAACCCATTCGATGCTTCTGCTTTGATTTTCTCTACTAATTTTTGAACATCTTTTAAACTGTTTAACGCAGCATCGCTGTTGTATATCTGTTTAATGGTACTAAAATCAAGCGTAGATAAATATTTATTAACATCTTCGCTTAACTGAATTTTCTCTTTAGAATCTTTTCTAATATTTGTACCCGGAATAAACCCGCCTTGTAGACTGCCAGCTACACGCTTTGTAATATTCGCAATTGCTTTATTAATATCTACATCGTCAGCAATTTCTACATCAGAAAACAACATTTTTACAAAAAGTTCTCTTGTATTGGCGTTCATTCCATCAATGCCCGACAAAGCATTGATAACTTTATTATTAAGATCTTTAAAACCTGAGACATCTATTTTTCCGCTTTTAATATCATCTATTTGGGCTTGTACCTCGTCCAGCGTATTGGTTAATTCTGGATTATTAAACGCTTTAACAATACTCGATACAGTTTGCTTAACTGATTCTAAATTGTCTGCTGTGCTCGCTTCAGGATCAATAATCTTACTGTAGAAGTTATCCCATGTAGCACTATTTATATATTGTTCAATAAGAGCTTGACTTTTACTGTCCAATGTGCTAAACTGTTCATCAGTATAGTGAATATATGCATCAAGCACAGGCTTAAAGCTGTTGTTTACCAAATCGTTAATTTGACGATTTAAAGCTGCCTTGTAGTTTTGAATTGACGAGATGGCAGTTGATATGTCTTTATCTTCGATTTTATAAATTGACTCTCCAGTGCTTTTATCGTAACGGAGGATATCTTCAATACCAGCACCCTTAATAATAGTGTCCAAATTGTGCATATCTGCCCACATCAGAGAGATATCTTCTTTAGATTGTACTTTTTTTACAATTTCGTCAATATTCTTGAGTTGGGTGAGATAGGTTTTATCATCCCCACCAAATATTCCCTGATTCGTAGCAATATTCTCTAACGCTTTGCCGAAAGTATCCTGCTCTTTAGACACAATAGTTTCGTAATAAGCATTCTTCTCATCAGTCATTGCCTTATTAAGAGCTTCAACATTATCCTTGCATTTTAAAATAGCATTACCCTGAGCATCATAACTTTCCACCAAGTCTGGATACATCTGTGCAATCTCATTAGAAAGTTCAATATATCTCTCATACTGAGTAGAGGTTAAAGAGATATTTTCTCCATAAGAATTAACGCCATCAGCTAATTCGTAGTATTCATTTTTGATTTTGTTTACAGATGCTGAATGAGATGTGTAGGCATCTTTTTTGTCGTTAATCTCTGTTGCGATTTTTTCAAGGTCTGATAGGTTGTTTTCGGCTCTGTTGGTGTAGTTATCAAGTGCTTCAAAACCAAAAGAAATTGCACTCATTACAGCTTGCACAATAAGCATATTACCAATACCTGCGGCAATATTCTTTAACGAAGAGCCTAATGAAGATAGCTTGCTTTTAATGCCTGAAAAGGAACCGGACATTGATTTAGCATTTTTACTTAAGAGATTCTCTGATTCGGCATAATCTGTGTTGTATTTTATGCCTTTTAATAATTCTTGGTTTAAATCTTTAGTAGCTTCTGCAAATTTTGACTGCTTGAGTATATCTGCTTCATTAGCAGTTACTTTATTTTTTAAAACCTTGTCATCTAAGCCTTCGGCGTAGGCTTTATATTCTTCATATTTGTCAGTAGCTGCTTTAGTCTCCTGCTGCACCCTTTTTTTATTGGCAGTAGTAAACCATCCAATATGTTTATTTTGATTCTCGTCTAAATAAGTTTGGAGTATCTTATCTTTAGACCTATATTAAAAGAAGGTTTTTATATGTATGAATTATCAATATGCCCAGTATGTGGGCTAATCTGTTTTCCAGCACTTATATCTGACAAAACATGCCAGTGTTCTTGGATAGGTTTTCTTAAAAGACCTCGTAGGTTGTTTTTTGAAGTATCAGACCAAATGCTTCGAGAACGATCCAAAAAAAGACAAGAAAATATGTCAATAGGTATTTATGAATTTGATTACCGTTATTGGTATGAAAAACTCTTTAAAGATTGTCCTCAATATGACAACAATCTATTCAAAGAACACTTACAAAACAATAAGCAGTGGGATTTGTGCTTAAAGCAGCGACTTGACGAACAAGCCTCTCGACCAACTGTTAAATGTCCGTACTGCGGTTCTCTGCGTACTACTAAAATTTCAACAAGTAGTAGAGTAGCTTCATCTCTCACACTCGGCTTAGCAAGCAATAAGATAGGCAAGAACTATCAATGTAATGATTGCAAAGCCACCTTCTAATTAATAATTTGAGCAGTGTTTTATAATACTGCTCTTTTTGTTTGTTTATAAAACTTTTCTTTTATATGATAGTCACTGTTGTCTCAGTGTCGATTTGGACTATACAATTTAAGGTCATTTCATATCGTTGAAACTACCTCAAGAGGCTTATAGTCTCTGAACCTCCGCTTATGCGGCTGGATGCTGATTATGGCTTATTACGGCGGTTAGCTTTTGACATACGCCGAACAATAACTTGTTTCTGACTTTCGTCTCCATATGGCATATTGTTCATCACCATTTCCCAGAACGGCTATCATTCCGTTTGCAGTTTAACCTCTCATTTAACGACATACATCACCATTTCTTGATTATAGCACGATTACGCTACTTTCTCGAAATAGATAGGCATACTCCTAAAACCCGTCAATTTGGGTTTACCCTTGTCGCTTCCCATTAATCCAGACAAAACGCCAGATATGGAAAGAGTACCAATGTTTGCTCCAATATAAGAGAGCAATTCATTAGCTTGTGTTAAAAATCCTAACAATCCAGAGCCAGTATCAACTACGCCTTTAACAATATCACTTGATACTGTTGTTGTTGATAATTCTTGCCACTGTGCCTGAAATTGTTTTACTTTACCTTCAATACTATCTATGTACTTTTCGTGTTCCTTTAATGCAGAACCATCTGAGTTCTCAGAAGTATCTAATGAATTGATTGCTGTACCAATGTTTTGAATTACAGCAGAAGCGTAGTTAGACCTGTTCTTACCGGCGATAAGCTCAAGTAATGACGCTTTATTTTTGTCAGCCAATTCATCCCATACGAGAGCGATATCTTTAAGAATATCATAGGTGCTACGGAATGCACCATTGTCCATAATGTCCACGCCCGAAGATGAAGAAGTTTTTGTTAAAGCTTTGATTTTGTCTTGAAGCTCAGAAGTTGTTGTGCACATTCCTTCCGTATCTTCTCCAGCCTTTTCAAGCTCTACCGACATACCTCTTAATCTCATAGCAAGCACTTTAAGTGCATTACCTGATTCATCTGCACTCTGTGTAACTTCGGTCATTGCGGTCAGCAACGCAATGGTTTCATCAAGGCTATTACCAGCAACAGCCATAGATGCGGCTGAGTTCTTCAAGCCTTCGCCTAAATCACCTGACGAGACAGCGTAATTATTACTCACCTCATTAAGTTTATCGACAATGCTTTGTGCCGATGAAGCTTCCATGTTAAAAGCTTTTAATATGGAAATAATGTCACTACTTGCTTCGCCAACACCATCTAAATCGTCACCGACATTAGCATATATGGTTGCTACCTCTGCCAATTGCGTTGAGTCAGGTATATCATAACCCATACGAGCAAAATCAGCGGTACTTGTAACAAAGTCACTAATAGTAGTACCCAGCTCTTTTGCTTTGCCAGTTGCCGTAGTTAAATATTTGTCATATGTCGAGTCGGTGCTGTCTGTAACTTTCTTAAGCTCCACCATAGCAGTGTCTAACTCGGTCACAATGTGTATCATGTCTTGAACAGTAGCAATAGCTTTGTTCATAGACGAAGTGATAAAATTCCACGAACCATATTTAAGATAGTTCTTTGCAAGTGTGCGTAGAGCGGTTGCACCCATCAATCCAGCAGACTCGGCAGAAGTCTTAATATTTGCAAACTGTGACTGGAAAGATTTAAGCTGTTGGCTGCTGACTTTTGCAGCATCTGATGTTTTATTTAAAATGGTTTCAATCTGTCCAGCGTATGCTTGAGCAGCTTTAGGATTGCTACTCGCAAATTTCATAACCTGCAAACGCAGTGTTTCTACTGCTTTGCTACTTGCGATTGTGCTTTTATTTGCGGTTTCTAAACTCTGACTCCATTTGGTTTCAAATTTATGTAAAGCAGCATTACTCCCAAGTTTGCCAGTTACTTGATTTGTAGCGGTTATTTCTTCGTTAAGTAATTGAAATTTTTGGAGGTAGTCACTAAGTTCGTTTTTTAGATTGTCAGGAATATTGTGTCCGTTAAGTAAAGATGTTGTTTGCTGACGCAAAGCTCGCATATTAGCCAAATATTTATCCAACTGACTATTATTAACAACCTCGCCTGAGCCATTTAAAATATCATAGTGATATCCTTGCGCTTTGCCAGTTGCGTTGGCAGTATTGAGCTTCTCTTTAATATTGTTAATCCTACTTTGAAACTTGTCTATAAAAGAATCATCTGCGCCATTCCATACACCATTTTCAAGTAGTTTTTCACATTCTTGGCGTATATCTTCCAAGTCTGCTTTTGCTTCTTGTAATTGTCCTTCGGGAATAAACGCTACATTTTTACTGCGGTTTTGAATGTCATCATATACTGCATCAATATCACTACGAATCTTTTCTATTTCAGAACGGTTGTTGTTTACAGTATTAGAGATAGAGGTTGATAACGCTTGTGCCTCTGTCGCAAAAGACGAAAGAAGTTCTTTTGGTACATCTTCTCCATTATTCCACATATCGCCAATAATATCTTTTTTAGATATGAGGGTTGTAAGTTGAGACCACGCAGTACGATATTCAGACACAGTTAGCAAGTTTTTGCTTTGCTCTTGTGTTAATTGATTAGTCGTTTGTGATACAAGAGCTTCGGCATCTTGAAACTCCTTTAAGGCAGCGGTGCTTTCTGTAATAACAGTTAATTGACTTTGTAACTCGGAAGCGGATATTTCATTTGTGCGACCAGTAGGAGATACTACACGACTCCCTGTATCAATAAGCTCCTGTAATTCTGCTTTAGTTTTGTCTATAGACTCAGCACTAATTACACTATTTGAATTATGACTCTCAAGGATGGCATATAAGGACTGGGCAGTTTGAATAATATTATTAATTTCATTAACACTCTGTCTGCCTTCTGTATTGATTGCAGTTACATCTTGCGATAATTTTACAACCTTTTGGCTCAAATTGTCTAAATCAGCGACAGGAACTTCCAACCCCTGAGATAATGACTGCTCTAACTGTCTTCCTTCAGAAGCCAAACTTCTTGATACCGTAAGGAATTTCTCAATATCTTGTGTATTTAAAAACTGATATCCTTGTTTTTGAAGGTTTAAACCGCCAATAATGCTTTGGATTCTGCTCTGAATCTGAGCTAACTCTTTTGCGGTTTGTTGATAACTTGTCACATCGGTCGTCGTCCGATTACTATTGTTATTCTTGTTATATTGACTACGAGATGCTTTGATTGTATTTCCAGTAACACCAACCGAAATACTACCAATTGCTTTTTCAATGTCTTTCTTCAAAGACTTCATCGCGTTACTACAGTCAAACTTTTTGATTGTAACTACTGGAATTTTTGGAGGGTTTTGAAGAGATTTTTCAAATAGCGTCTGAACGCTCTTTTTTAATTGGTCTTTGGCTTGTTTGCTCTGATCGGCTTCTATATTATATATTTTAATACCGTCAATAGCTTTAGCTAATTCTCCAACACTCTTTTTGAAAATTTTTTTGTCTTCATTTCTTGTTCCAGCTATCACTTGGACGGAAATACCAAAAATATCGTTTTCATTTGCCACACATACCACCACCTTATTTCAACTTTGCTATAATTTTTCTTGTAATACTTTTTTTAAAGTCTGAATTGTTTAGTTCTGCTCTCGTTGACGCTATAGGATTACGAACCCCCATAAAAGCATATTTTTTGGCATCATATCCGATAGCTCTCCATAAGTCAGAGGTGTAACTATATCTCTTTCTGGTATATCCATTCCGACTATATCCTGCTATCCAACGAATCAATGCGTCCGATGTAGTGGTTGGCACTTGATGAGTAACAACTGAGCGGTTTGGTGTTGCTACAGAAGTTATGATAATCTTATTGCTCTCTTGGGACACATCTTGAATTTGGGAGCTGCTTCCTAAGCCATTCACACTACGCCTTACATAAGTTGTAGGAGTATATGTATCATAAATATCTGCTTTGATATTTTTTCTCAATTTGCCTTTAATATCTTGAGCAATATCGGTTTTTAAGACCTGAGAAGCCGCCTTGTTAATTGCTTTGACAAATGTGTCATACGAATTGAAAGTCTTGATACCACCAGCCCCTTATTTAGCAGAAGGGAAGAGGGGAAGTGGACTGTTGCTTGGCTTATCTTCTTCCTCTTTGATAATGTGGTTTACCATATCCATCATCTTATTGAGGTCTACCTTATCGCCAATAGACGATATGTTTTCAGTTAATGCTTTAAACTGATTCATAATTAATGCAGTTTCATAGGTCTTTTCGGAGATTTCCTTTTTCTGCATATATTCAATTCTCTTCTGAACACCTTCATATATTAACGCCAATTCTTTTTGATTGATTTTACTTTTAACAAACTCTGCAACACCTGTTTCTGTTACAAAAGAATACATTTTTTCAAAAACAGTAGGAATTGCAAAATTTGCATACTCTCTAAGAATCTGCATGTCAATCAATGTAGATGTGATTTCGGGAAGGTATCTATTTTCTGATATATCAAATACAGTTTCCGCTACTGTACTACAGATATTTGAAAGGCGTACTGCTCCGATACTATGTTTAATTCTTAAAGAGATGTGTTCTATTTCGTCAGGCTTTTTATCGTCTGTTGTTACTGAATGAAATACATAATCATAAAACTTTGGCTCATTTTTTTCTGCGTAATAAATTTTTCCAAAAGTCATTACTGGAATTTCTTTATAATCCTTTTTTTTATTTGTGCTTTTTTTCATATATAAAAATCCTTTCATTCCTTGTGCTGTATATTAATATTATGTACAGCGTAATCTCCGATACAGATAGCATCTGAAATGTTATCGTTATCGGTATCAATGTCATATTTATTCTTTACATACTGCAATGATAGTATTTTACTTTGCTTTTTCGCTTTGTTATCGTTAGAAATAGTTGCAGTAATTTTTGCTTTAATTTCTTTACTTGTTCTGCCTCTTGCGTTACAATAATTTTGCCACACAGAGGGTGATATGAGTTGATATAAATAATGCTTTTTTTCACAGAGGTTAATTAATACGCCTTGTAATTGTGCCAAATTTTTAAATACTGATACATTAGCTCTCAAATTAATGTCTTCAAGAAACACAACTGAAATCTTTCTCTTTGTAATAAGTTGACTAATATACTTTTCAATCTCACAAACAGCCTCTGAAAATGTGTATTTACCATTAGGAAAACTAAAACTGCCATAGTCTACAAGCTTTTGCTTTTCGTAGTCATATATCGCCCAACCACCGTTGCGAGCCTGATCAACCGCTAAAATTCGCATTTTATGTACCTCCTAAAAAGAATAGGGAAGATAAGGGAGAAAATCCCATCTTCCCTATAAGAACATCATTTCTGACTACTATTATCTTCGTCAGCTTTCTTTGTAATTGCTGTTTTTCCTCGCTTTGCGGTTGCTACTCCATTGTCAATAACATTACCCTTAATAAGTACATCCCTTATTTCTGGCATCATGGATTGTGTAGCCTCTTTACTAATCTGTGCAAACTGTTCTTTGAGTTCTTTCGGAGAAGCACCAAGACGCATATCCTGTATAATCGAGTAAATTTGATAGTGTTCTGGCGTATCGGCAACTGCCCTCCATCCACCATATTTAGAACAGTTCACACAAGCTTCATATTCTTTACCACAAATGAGGCACTTTCTGATAGCCATAATTATGCCTCAGCTTCGTCTTCGGGAATAACTACATAGAACTGTTCTTTATCTTTAGAACAATAGTTAGTCATACCTTCAAATTCGATAGGCTGTGTGCCGTCTGGTTTAATTTCGAGTGAAAAATTGTTAGAAAGCTTTGCTCTTTCAAATACAATAATTGTATAAATCTTTGTTGATGGATCACAAACATCATGACAAATGCTATCAAGAACAAAAGTACCAGCCTTAGAAAAGTTATCACTTGAGTTGGTAATCTTAACCGCATTCTCCATCTCACACTTATAGATAACAATAAATGTCATAGGAGAACCGTCTTCTCTCTTAACAGGAATATCATCACCAAGAGTGATAGTTTTACCAGCAATAGTGAAGTTTGTTTTATTTGTTGCAAGGTCACTCGCTGTGACTGCAAATTTCTCACCAAGACCGCCCTCTGTAGTAAGTGCCCAAATAGCTGTTACAGGACTTGTCGTGAGAGGAGTCCAGTTGAGTGTAATTGTTTTAGCAGTAGGGTTTGCCTCAAGAACATCTACCTTCTTAGTTACAACCTTCTTATCAGCGGCACCAACTTCTTTCTTTGTGCCTAACTGGTCAGCAAACACACCAAGATTAATAACAGAGTTAGATGCTGTAAATTTTGAAGTCTTAGTTCTGTCAAATGAACCAATTGTTGCACCGACATTATCTGTAGCATTTACTGCTTCGCCACCGCACTCAAGTGTGCCATCTTTAATCTGATTAGCTGTCCACTCAATATCGCCTGAACTAATGTCCTGCTTTGTAAGACGAGTAACCCTGTCAAGTACAAGATTGTCAATGTTATACATAATAAATCCTCCTTATAAAATAAAAAGCACTCCCCTTTGAGTGCTACAAATTACGCATCCAATTAAGAACGCTTTTATTACTTATTTTCTTTAAATCAACACAGCCACTATAGTACCCAGTCATAATGTTTTCATAGTCATTTATTGCGTTAATACGATCGGCGGCGTCCATTAAAACATAAATAGGCAAACTCCAAACCGTTGAATAACTATATTTAAAATTTGCGTGATTAGTCAACGCAGAAACAATAGGGAGTAGGGTTGACTGTGCTTTCTGGTGCTCTTTCCGAGCGTATTTTTTGTTATCCCTATCTTCATCTACCATGAACCTTTTGGTGGTTGTGTTTCCACCTTTCTCTTCGTGCTTTTTTAATCTGTGAATTTTTCGTATGTAATTAACTATAATTTCGTAAACAAACCTATCAATAATTAATTGAGTATTAGTATCGATTAGTTTAATATCTTGAGAAGTATTATCTTTAACCAGTACCATTCTTTGTAAATCAATATCCTCTTCAAAAAGCAGTGACAAAATATCACTATCTATAGATTTATAAATTAAAGTAAAAAAATCAAAATCATCTACTTCATCCCACCATAAATTAAAACCATCATATAATTCTGATTTGTAATCAGAAGGTGTTGCGCAAATTTTACCTATTTCTGCAAAATATTGTTTCTCGCCAATGTCACATATATCATCAAGCGTTGGTTGTTTTAGAGTTAGATGAGTAGAAATTTTAATAGGTTTGCCTCGATATAGCGTCATCTCGTCTATATCTAAAAAATCAATTGCCTTACTTCTCATAATTTGCTTCCTATGCGGTTATGGTCTTGCAAGGTGTATTCTAACGCTTGTCCGTAATAATCCTGTATGGGGTTAAATTCGTTAGCCGATACGAGTTCTAATCGCCCAAAACCAACATCTGTCATGCCATTAATTTCTTCATCAATATATCCTGCAAGCAAATCAGTACGGACGCCCTGCAACATATCCATTAACTGCTCGTGTGCAAATATATAAATCATTAAAGATGTCGTTTTTACAGCCGACGAGTTGACTTGTGTTACCCCTGACTGCATTGTCACAAATACACTTTGTTCCTCTATAGTCTCAGGAACATAAGGAAACAGCTTGATAAACGATTTAGCTGGGCTTTGACTTCCTTTAACTACATCTACGAAACTATCTTCATTATCCGTATCTATACATATTAAATTCACAATATTCTGATTGTTTAAGCAACGCTTTTTAATCAATTGTTTAAGAAGTGTCATACCTGTAAAACTATTATGTTTAACATCTTGCATTACGACCACCCCTTAATCACAAATTCTTTTTCTGTCGATAAATTGTATAATGAGGACATAACCCTTAGCGTAACTCTTTTTCCAATAAATGAATATTTAAGCGGAACATAAAGCGTTAAGGTGTGATTGTCGGCACTTGGCTTAATTGATACATAATCTTCACCATTCTCTAAAGAGTATTCGTACCCATTTGAGTTCTGAATAATATCACCTTGCTTATCCGCTATACTAAACGATAGTTCACAATCTTCGTCTATATACAAAACTCCGTCATTACATCCCTCAATACGAATACCATATGGCTGAGAAGTTGGAACATCTATATCGTCTTTGCTTGAGTTATTAATCAAGGTGTAATAATCAGCAACCATTAATTCAGTATTATCATTGGTAGATCTGTTACATTCTTTTAAACCAAAAGTATATACACCTTTACCATTATAAAGCCCCGGCAGTCGGTCAGGTTTTGTAATCTGATATGCCAGTATGTTCTGTTGTGCATCAACATCATCAACCAAAAATCTTTGTCCTCTGTATAACTCTTTAGTTTCACTATCCTTAGCTATAATAAGGTTTAAACGGTTGTCACCAACAGTAATTTCTTTAGTTTCTCTTTCGCCAGACGAATTGCGGTCATTATTGGTAATAATACAATGCCTTTCGATTATGTCACCATTGTTGTTAATCCATTTGAGTGTGTAGTTACATTGCTGTATTTTTGCTCTTGTGTATAACTCATCCTGTACATCATGCGATATAATCAACCAATAATTATCTTGCCATTCTACCAGAGAACCCCTTTCAAACTTTTCGTTGGGGAGAGAGAGTAAATTCTTAATATCATCTCCGTTATCGCTCCTCGTAATGACAGCTTCTCTTTCTTCACCGTTTATTGTTACAGTTACATAAGACAAGTTCTTATTTCGTAATAATTCAGTTTGTCGCTGCTGCACACGCTCTATCATTTGCTGTCGTTTAGTTTGGGGCAACGAAACATACTCATTCATATACTCATTCCATAAAGACACAGTTATCACCTTCAATTCTATATTTAAGCTTTTCGCATAGAGTAATCATTTTGAAAATATTTCGTCTCACATCTTCAACGCTACTGACATAAATATTTTGTTCGTAATAGCTTAATATAGCAAGAATACGCATAATCACAGCGTCATACCCTGTGTCTTTAATAAGCATATCAAACCCTTTTAACTCTTTAATAATATCTGAGATATGAGTATCTATAAATTCAGAGTTTTGCTCTTTTAAGGGTAGAATTTTAAATATCTGATTAATTAAACACGATAGATAATGCAAATATATTTGTTTGTTCATATATGTAAATCCGTTAAGTCTCCGTGTTCAAAAGAGTAATTATTTCCTCTGTTTTTGAAACATGTTTCAGCCTCTTTATATGCTGTTCTTACACGGTTTAAAATTTCCGCAGGCGAATACCCACTGTAATCTGTTGTGTTAAGTGTGTTTTCCAAGTTGTCTGCGTTATTTGCATATGGCTTAAACCACTGTGCAACCATACCTTCGGTAATAATGTCTACAATTTCGTCTACATCTTCAGCGCTAAAATTCTCTAAAAATGTTCTTGTTGTATCATCTCTATTGTAAAGATTATAACCACACTTTCTATTGAAAGAAGCACATGCTCGCTTTAAATATCCATCACATACTCTTGTTTTTTCTTTATCGCTAAGATGAGGATCTAAAAACTTCCACTCTTTTACTTTATCCAGAAAAACTCTGGTAAAATCATCATAAGAGACTATCATCGGAAACCTCCTTATCTATCGACTAATTTGACACCAAGACTCTCTTCTAATGCCGTAATAACCGAAAGTGAATCGATTTCGTGATTTGCTACTGCATTGCGTGCTTTATAACATACTGACATTCTCTGAGAGCGGTTTAATTTTGAAACAATTGCTTTAATCTCGTCGGAAGTTTTGTCAAACAATGTATCAAAGTCTTCAACTGTGAGCGCATTGGTGTAATATTTCTCAGCATTAAGTACCTCAAGAACTAAAGTGTCCTCAAATAAAAACCAATTGTTAGAAAAGAAGGCTTTATCTGTGGAATAGATTGACTTTACATCTGCAAATGTCAAATCCTGAACATCACCGAACTCTTCCCATATAAATTCTTCGTGAGTTCTTCTGTTCTGTGCAATAAGTTTGCCCTGAAAGCCGTTAATTACAGGAATAATAGCTTCAGGCGGAAGTGTTTTTCTTAATTTAATATGCTGATTTTCCAGAACATCCGTATTTGCAGATGTTTTTGTTTTTGTCTTGGTTGTTCTGCGTGTTGTTGTAACTGCTGTTGCCATTTGATTTATCCTTTCCTTCATTGAAACGGGCGTAGTTTTAACTACGCCCGAATATCAGTATCATTAGTTAGTAAAAGTATATCTACCAATACCAGTGTTTGCGCCACCTGAAAGCACAATGCCAATACCATACTTTTCACCATAAAGGTACTCGTATGTAAGGTCAGCATTTTCTGTCGGGTTGCCAAGAATAATTGTTGATACACCTTCGTATACAACCTTGATAGGCTTATCATCGCCTGCAACGATATTGAGAGTCTTATCGTCAAATACAAAGTCAGTAGTGCCGATCTTATGTCTCTGCGGAGTTGCAAGTACATTAGAACCATAATACTTACCATAATAACCGTTATTGTAAATATCGCTCTGTGAGTCTCTGCCCTGTACGCTTGGAGCGATCCTACGAAGACCAGCCTTTGTGCCTGAAATTGTTGCTGTCTTACCACCAGCAGCAGCCTCTACATGTGCAATTGTGTCAAGGAGAGTATCTTCGCTATATGTGCCCGCAACAGGGAAGAAGGCTGTACCGCCAAAATCGTCTGCTGTAGCAGATGCCCATACCTTGTAGATATCGTCAAGAATCTTCTGACTAAAGGATTCACTTACTCTTGCAATAAGTGTATTAAAATCCACTGTGCCATTAAGCACTCTCTGAAGCTCCTCATAGATTTTTACCATTTTGAGAGTTGTATCAATTGCTACAGTATTATAACCGCCAAATCTCTGTCTTCTAACGCCCTGTGTGCCATCTGCAACCTCAGCAACCTGATAGAGAATAGAATCCTGTACTTCAAATGCGTTTACATCACCGGCTGCAATATTTCTAAACTCAACAAAGTTGTTAAAGAAGTCACTCTTCTGAAGACCTTCTACTACAGTGCGAGAAAGAATTTCCTCTACAATTGAGAAGAGCTGACCGCACTTACCGTCTCTAATTCTCTTGTAATCAAGCTTGGTTGAGCCACCATTAGCTTCAACAAGAGACTTTCTAAGAACTTCCATTGAGTCCTTATTTGAATACTTACCAACTTCACCGTGATATGCGTCAACAGCAAGCTGAACAATGCTATTATTATCTGCCATAATACAATCCTCCCTTACTGTACTTCAATTGTATAGAGTGTGTATCTCTTATACTTTGTTTCGTCAACAATTTTGCCAATCTGTGTTGATGCGGCTGTTGCAGTTTCAACAACCTTCATCTTTGTGCCTGCCTGTACTTCTACTGCGTCACCCTTCTTCGGTGTACCATCAAGAGCTTCCGCAGAAACGCTAAAAGTATCACCTGTATGGAAACGGAAACCTCTAAGAGTTTTACCGGCTTCGTTTGTGTATTTTTCAAGGTTTGTGTCTGATTTAAGTACAGCCTTCTTGTCCTCCTCTACAGTTGTAACAATAGCAAGCTGAGCTCGTGGGGAATTTGCTGCGGGAGTTGTTGCCTTATGAATCTGCTTTTCACCTGCCATAAGTTCACCCACAAGTACAATATTGCCGTTATCAATTGCTGTAGCTGCACTACCAGAACCCATATATTTCATTGAAACAATAAGTGAACCATCTGTGGTTGCACTAACATTATCGCTGTTATACACAGCATGCTTTACATCAGCCATATAAATGCCTCCTCTATTTAATCTTTGGGTTTAATGCCAAACTTGGCAAAAAGACCACCGTAATCATTTGTGTCATCAATAACACTATTCTTATCCGCTACGCCACCTACATTTTTATCAATACCAAATGCCAGAGGCTTGTCTGTTTTCTTAGAAAAACTCATGCCGTTTTTGCCCATAATTGCATAACATTTCTCTTCAATATCAGAAATGTTCATACCTTCATGCTCGGCTTTCAATGTCTCGTATTCATTAACCCCTGCCAAATTACTGAACTTTGCAAACACAGCGTCTTCCTGTGCCTTACGCTCTTCTGCTTCTTTTGCTTTCTTATACTCTTCCAGTTCAGTCTTTTCTGCGGTAATACTTGCAAGACTTGCTTCATACTGTTCTTTGTTTGATTTGAGTGTCGAATAAAACTGAGATTTTACCTCGTCTACCATATTAAACACCGCAGACTCAATCTCTTTGTCGCCCTCTACATAATCAACAATGGCATACTTTTTTCTCTTTGCTGTAGATTCGTCTACCACAACATCGTCACCCTTAAGTTCATAGTTAAAGCCAACGAGCTGCCTGTTTTCGCAATCTGCGTAATATACCTCTTTAGACTCACTGTCGTAGTCCACAAACCAATACTTGCGCACTTCATAGAATGAATCATCATCGAGAGTAATCTTTGTTTTCTTATCATCCATTGCATGGATTAATTTCTGACAAACATCAGACTCCAAAGCAAACTTTCTGCTTTCAAGCTCAGATGTTAAATCCTCGATAGAAATATTTTCAATATCCAAATCACTTACATCTACTGCATAGCTTTTAATCAGCTCTTGTTTCTTATCCATAATATCTCCTCCTTTCTTCTGTGTGCTCTTACTTATTTCTGAGAGCATAGCTTTATAATCCTTCATCATCTCGCTATATTTGTCATGAGTGCCACTTTGAGAATACATTTCGACACATGCTCCTTCAAAACAAGGCTCAACATCTTCGCCTAAAACACAAAAAGCCTCAAATTCAAAATCGTTGATCTGATATACTCCATGCTCGTCCATTTCACCATCTATAATAGAAATCTCCATTGACTCAGATGCACTGTTTTCGGAAAGTAATTTATACACACCTTCTTGCCTTGTCCATAAATAAGCTTCAACACACAGATATTCATGAGTACCACCGCTATCTTCAATGGATTCCCACCAATACTTTGCAGATTCAGGCACTACTCCGATAGGTTCTGTTAAATTAACCAATTCTGTTTCTGTGTCTGTGGTGACTATCTCAACATCGTGTCCACCATAATCCTTTTCTTCTCGTAGATAGTGAGTAACAACAGGACAATTAAAAATTGACCAAATAGCTCTTTCAAATGCTTCTTTCGATATGTATGTCTTATTGCGATTAAGTCCCGTATAAGCCACTTTAATTACACCTTTTGCAAAAGAACTATTAATTTTTTCTTCGTTGTCGTACTGTATGATGTGATTAGGGATACTATATTGAATCGTCACACGCTTTTTATCTTGCTTCACTCTTACTCACCACCTTCCAGATGATTTTAAATATGTAAAAAGCCCCACTCTATAACGAGTGAGGCTTAAAACATTAACTTGTCTGAATAAATACAAGCCACATTTTCAAATAAAGCTTTATTATTTGAGAGTGATGATTTGTTCTCAAATACATATAGTGTTGGGCTTATAGAACATTTTCTCTTATTATCAATAACAGAAATAAGAGAATACCCTGCATTGATTAACAGTTGTTTGTCTTTTTCATTTGTTACATAAATAAATTTCACTACTCTTCGTCTCTTTCCTGAGCAATTTCACCGTTGTCGCTGATTTCTCCTAAATCTTTGGTTGGTGCTCCCGCTTCTCCATTACTATCCGCTGCCTTTGTACTCTGTGTAGCCGAACTGCTCAATGGAACAAACTTATCGGGAATGCCCATAATAGAGTTTTCCAAAAAGTGCATACTGTCAATATCTGACTGGTTAAGTCCTTGTGATGCACAATAATACGAAACCATCGGCAATCCGTATTGGCAGGCTTTTAGATACGAGTCGCCAGCTTCTTTGCGATTGAAACGACTTACATCCAAAAATGATATCTTAAACATTTTTCCATGTGAGAGAGTATGAATGTAACGATTAAGCATCTTTTCAATGCTTAATACAATTCCATAAGTAATTGCTTGGTCTGCTTTTATAGATAAAAGCAAAGCATTTGACGATGCTTTTGCATTGTTAAATAGAAGACTCGAAACACCTGCTGCCGTAAAAAGATGATTCTCTGCGTCTGCTACATTGTCTACATCAGAGGTGTTTGCATGATTAAAGCTAATCTTCTCAACCGGCATTGGAGTTAAAACCGATCCTACTTCATTAGGCAGTACGGAATCTAAGTTTCTCCATATATCTTTAGCCATTTCATAATCCATAGGAAATGAGCCGTCATCATTCATTAACAGTTTCATTACCAGTAACGCATAATTCTCAATTTCTGTTTGTGTCAAATTGAGCTGCTTATAGTCTTCAACTTCATACAATTCACGCAAAAGTCCAACAAAAGGAGGCACTGGATAACTTAAAATATCTTTATTGCATTTGATTGCAAAAGATGTCGGAGCATCCAATAACTGCCATTTATATTGTGTACTATCTTGCTTATATAAATTATATTTAGTTGTAAATTCAACAGGGTATAGAGGCAGTAATTCTGACCTCGAATCAAAATACTGAAAATTAAATGAAACATCCAATACACCATCTTGAATGGACGCTATGTCACAATAATCAGAGGGAAGCTGCTGAATCATGATGTTATCTTTAGTCACCCTCATAGTTCCATAAAACACATCTTCTCGTAAGCACACGGTTAAGATAGTGTCAAATGAGCTTTTAATGTTAAACCCATCTAATGTATGCAAAATCTTTGTGTAATTTTTCTTAATCTTTTTTGTGTCTGACATACTTGATATATCTACATTGTATGGAGACACAATATAAGACAAGTCTGTTAATCCGACAAAATACTGGATAATTCTACGAAAGTGTGAACTTGCCGAATACATATAAATAACCGCATTGCGCAACTGTGCTTGGTATCTATATGGATTGGATAAATATGTATTGATTTCGTCTTTTGTGTACAGAAAAAAGGAAGGTGTGTTTCTGTCATTGTTTAGGTCTCGAAGCACAAGCTGATTTAAAGCAGCAAATTTTTGCTGAGTCGTTTTGATCTGCTCTTTATATTTTTTATTATCTTCTGTTCGTTGCTTCTCAGTATGAATTTCTACACTATCAATCTTATTCATTTTTCACACCCTTTCTTTTAACGGTACTTGTACATGTCTGGTGCTCTAAACACAAAAAAGTCTTTTGCCGAATAGATCGTGTTGCCTTTTTGTCGTATACTGTCTTCAATCTGTCTTGCTACATAATAGTTGTAAGACAAACTTGAAAAACGGTCTTTTCGCATACCAGACATTTCTTTAACTTTAATAAGTTTATTGTTTTCTTCAATGTTGAGCTTTACTAATTCATTAACCAATAGCGTGGTATTGATATACTGCTTAATGATTTTTGTTCGCTCAATAGGACTAAGATTACTATATCCTTTAATATCATTAAGACAGGTTTCTGCATCAAACTCATTTATGAGTAATTTAATACGACCAGACTTAAACCCTTCTCTTAATGCTAATGCACAATCTGAGTTAAATTTAGCACCTGCTTTAATTGCCCAAATAACTTTTGGAGCAGATTTATCTTTACAACGACTTGCCATATCTGGGTTGTTACAGCAAGATAATGGGGGATAAACCACACCAGTTTCAGTGTCTTTAATTTCTTCCACCAGAGCATCGTATACACCAGAGCCAACACCGTTCGCATCAATGACTATATAATCACAATCAAATTGTTCATATAATTTTCGCACAATCAATGCTTGTACCCTTGTCAGTTCGCCCTCAAGTGTGTCACTGTATATGATATTATGAACAAACCTACCGCCTTTTTGCTTCTGAGGCACACAGCTATTAATAAAAATAGCAGAAGCGTCATTCTTGTGTTTTGTTGTCGTTGCCATAAGTGCAATATCAATTGACAAAATACGCTTTTCATCGTGTTGCTTAGGCGGAATAATTAGTTTTTTATCTCCTGCCAGCCTACTATAATCAGGTGGCAACCAAGGATATTTGATTGTTCGTGTCTGGTTTATAACAGGATATTCGTAGAAGCTACCTTCAAAATCACCATAAAACAAACAATCCATTTCCATTGACCATGACACTTCATTGTAATCCGATTCAGCCATATCATCCTCAACTTGTTCTCTCATAAGCAGACCTTCTCTAATTGCAAGCTGATACGGGAAACCACATATAAAACATTTTTTACTATCATCTAACATAGTAGCCGCATAGCCCTTTGCTTTTGCATAAGACCAATGAGAACAAAACCACGCTGAAGACATGTAAATTTCCTTGTTTCTCTCTTGGTATTCTGGTTTTACATGCCAACTACCATCTGGTCTTTGATATTGATATTTTTTCAGTTTGAAAAATCCGGGTTGTCTGGGATTCGATAAGAATTTTTTCAATACGGTTTGAATGACATCCTTTGATACCATTCTAAATTCATCGGTAATAAGAATATTTGCTCTTGCACCTCTGGCAGAGTCTCTCGAAGTTACTACCAATATTTTTGATGTATTCCTAAATTTGATTTCGCCTTTTTCGCCTGTAATACTCCAAGATTCAATTTCAGCTCTCAAATTAGGGGCACCGGGCATAATAAGATTTATAATCTTGTCCAAAACCAAATTAGCCTGTTTTCTGTTACCAGATGCAATACATATTGTTGTTCCCGGATATAAAATACATCTAACAACGCAAAAAATAGCAACCAAAAATGTTTTACCTAAGCCTCGACAGGCTAAAAACATAAACTGGTTGCATATATTCATAAAACATATAAGTATAGATTGAAATGGTTTTAGAATAATATTTAGATAATCTTCAACAAAGTGTTCTGGGTGTTCTCTGTAGTATCCAGTTACCGTGTTTACTTTATCCATTGTTTCTTGCCGTTGTTCTTTTATTCGGTCTTTGGTTGTAACCGAACTTGTGCTATAAATACTGTCAGTCTGTGTTGATGTCATCGGCATCACCGCCATCCTTGTCAGAAGGTGCGGTCTTTAATGCTTCCGCAAATACCGACTCAAAAATAGCTTCATCATCTTCACCAGCGTATTCTGGACGCTCAACCCTATACCTATTCATTTCTTCTTCGTACATATGAGCGTATCTGTTATGTATTTTTAACATTTTACACAAATGTCCGAGAAAATAAGTTGTAATATACCAAACTAACTGATTCTTGTTTTTACACTCATCTATATGTTTGCGCTCTTCATATTTTTTTAGTAATACACCAAAAGTGTTTGTTTCAGCTAAGTCACTTTCTTTTGTCTGGTTAGGTGATATTCCTAACTTGGTCATAATGTTACCCATACTTGTCTGTAGCGAATCAATTTTTTCGTTATGTTGATTTGCCTCTGAGATTCTTAAATCTGTAATGCATAACTGTTTGTATAACACTTGTTGTTCAACTGTTAAATTGTGATTGTCCTTAGTGAGTTTTTTGTATAGTGACTTAAGATTAGCATAACTATAGGCTGGATAGCCATACCCCCAAAAAGCTTCGTCTGCGGGAGTTATGCCTAATCTAACCTTTAACTCATCTTCGCTTTCGCCACTACCACCAAAATTCAAAGCACCTGACGGCACAGAATCTATCACATCGTCCTCTGTAGCGCTTCCTTCTTTGACCTTTTTGAATTTTAATTCTTCTTCGTCCAGAGTATCATCAAAAGTTTTGCCTGAGTATTTTAATAAGTTTGCCTTCTCCATATAAGCTCTAAATCTTGGACGAGATGAACTTGTATCTCCTAACAGAGCGTATATCTCAGGAGACCAGTAAACATCAAAGTGTAAACACACCCGCCTTAAAGCTTTCTCTTCGCTTCCAAAAACTTCTCGATAGTGATTATATAATTCATCTACACAATCTTTACATACTGGAAAAAACTTTCCGTCACCTTGCCATAATGGAGAAGAACCTCTTGAAAATGCTTTGGCTCTTTGAGACTCTGTAAATTCCTTTTTGCATTTCTTGCAGCGGTATACCGGTTTAAAGTCAATACTTTTTTTTGGTGGAGCGATTTTACTAACTTTAGGCAAAGAATCACTCCTTATCGTGATTTAATTGTGTGTTTAAAGACAAGGACGCTGTAAATTTTGCACATCTCGATGCTTCGATGTTGATAATTTCGTGCGTGATAGGATTTGTTCCTCTTCGAGCCTTGCCTTCATTAACATAAAAAGTACCAAATTTGTGTATCTGTACAGGTTGACCAGTACATAACATTTCTGCAACGCAATCAAAAACATCTTTGATTACTTCTTTTGCGTCCTTTTTTGTGTAGCCTTTATCGGCTAACATACTAATTAGTTCTGTTGTTTGTGCCATTATTTCTCCGTTTCTTCCGTGTGCAATTTAGATATTGCACTTGTCTTTATTTGCTTGTAATTTACTCTTATCTTCTTTGATATAAAACCTACGAGTAACATCCGTGCTTTTATGATTAAGCAACACTGACACCTCTTCAAGCGACATACCAGCGTTTTTATATGCTGTTGCTCCGCTATGTCTAAAATCATGAGGATGTAATGTTGGAACTCCAATCATTTGACCAATCTTTTTACAATAGTCACTTAATGTTGATACTGTCGCAGGGGTACAAGAACCACTCTTTCTATGAGCTGATACAAAAACATATCCACCATCTTCAATATTATTCGCTGTTCTATATTGTTTTAGATTTAGCAAATATTCTTTAGCTTCTTCACTAAAGAACAATTCAACAAGATATCCTTCTTTTTCAAGGACATCTTTAGCCACACGACTATCAAAATCAAGTTGTTCCCATCTTATGTTTGCAATGGCATTTATTCTTGCCATTGTGGTCAGTGAAAAGATAGCATACGCTTGCATTGTAAGTGCTTCGTAATACTGCGTGGGCTTAGTCTTTCTTTGTTCCTTAGCCTTTTCAACATTCTCTTGTAGCTTTTCTCTCATAAACTGAATTTGCTGTGTAGTAAGAAATGTTTGTGCAACAACCGCCTGACCTTCTTTTGGTCTATCTATAAAACTCATTGGGTTCTCGTCAATCAATCTCTTTTTCTTTAAAAATAAAAAGAATGCCGATATACTTGACATTCTTCTCTTAATACGATTTGTATTATTGCCCTGATCTTTGCAATAAACGATAAACTCAGAAATATCTGAATCATCAATCTCTTTAACTGATTTATTGTCTTGATAATCGTATATATAAATCCACCAGTTAGCTAAATCATTATAATAATTATAAATTGTCTTTTCTGAAAGCTCTCTGATTTTCATATCTAATAAATATTTATGATATAGTTTGAGTGTTTCAGGATTGATTTTTTTTAGCTTCTCTTGATTTAACATACATATTCGTTCACTTCGCTTCGGCATATTTCACCACCTACTCAAAAATAATATTCACTTCGTCTCCTTCTATGTATTTAACATATTGACAAAAGAAACGAAGGGATCTACGCATTGCCGAAAGTCTTTGATAAGACACTCCTCGTTCGTGTCTCATATATTTAATAAAGTTATTGATGTCTTCACTTGTACACTTCGTAAAAGACTTATTTTTGTTAAAATGCCATAGCCACTTAAGAAACATCCGTGTGTCGTCAACATAGTGCTTTACAGTGGCAGGAGAGTACGGTTCATAACTCAAATATGTTTCAAAGTTATCCATTAGTTCTTGGTTATATGCACACATTTTTTCTTTATTAAACATATAACCACATCCTTAATTTAAAGACATAAGTTTGGTTTTCTCACGAATAGCGTGACCGTGCTCATCGAAACACATATATACAAATCCTTCTTTCTGAGAATTAACCAATCTTCCTTCGCTATATTTCATTTTTCTTGTTTCACAACAAGCTCCCTGTTCATAGATTGCAGAATTTCCGATGACATAATACCCTTGACGATGAGTATGAGCCATAACAATATTTCTAAAATCAAATCCCTCGTTGCGAAAATAATACAAAGCTTTTTCTGCGGTTTTAAGCATTACTGAAGAGTATGCTCGTGGATGACAGAATACCGTATCACCAAACTGAGAGTACCATTTACCTGTAAATTCAATTTCAATGTTGCTATCTTTGAATACATGCGTCAGGGGAGAATACTCAGTTTTCGTTCCTATTTCGTTATCATAATCAATAAATCCGTCTGTGAAGATATAATCAAGTACAGATGACGGCATTATGTCGCATAATTCACTGTTTGTCTTTTTTGCAATATAATCACCTATTCTCAAATCATGATTGCCGTTGTTTGCAATTACCTTTTTTGGATTCAACAAATGAATCAGGTCAATTAAATATTGTCTTGCTCTGATAAGTTCTTTGGTTATGCTTACATATTTCGACTTATTCGTAAATTTTGACAACTGGGCGCAATCTACAAGGTCTCCATTTAATTGCAATATATCTACACGACCTATGTATTTCTCAAATGTGCTAAGAGGCTTACAATAAGGGAAATGCAAATCCGATATTGAAAGAACTCTTGTACTTACATTATCTTGATTTTTATAATTATAATAGTCATATACACCTGACGCATATTTTCTAAAGTGGTCAGATGATACGCTCTCGCCAAGCAGGTTTACAATTTGAGACCATTTCAAAGGAAATTTTGTGCCATTTAGCTCTCCGTTCTTTTTAGCTACTATTAGCCTGATTTTCCATTCCTCGTGGGTTTCGTCTGGTCGCTGTAAACACCAATTGTCTATATATTCATTTGTGTTAGCTTTCTGCATAGTAAGACGCTCAACCCTTTCGTCTCTGTTTAGAGGCACGATTTTTTGTTTTAAGTATTTTAGCTGCCTCAATATTTGTGTCTGCAATCAAACGGAGATATTCGGTCACTTCTGGCAAATATCTTCTGTGTCTTTTTGCAGGCTTTCCTCGTCCTGTCTGGGGAATCCATACATCAGGAAACTCTGAGCGTATAATCTGACTCTCTTTTTTTGTGATTGTAATAATTGTAAAAACTCCTTAAATTCAATTTATCACTTGACTTGCAATGCAAGAAATGATAGTATATTATGGGGTATTGTATTGAGTCCCCCTATACAGCCTAACTCGCAAGACAAAAAACCGCATAAAATTCGAGATTTTTGGGTGTCCGAATGCCAAAAAAAGGCGGGAAGTACCCCAAAATTGTAAAAAATCACCCCGATTATAGTCATAATCGGGGCAAAATTTTTATGCTTTTTTAAATCTAACCCCAAAAAATTCTATATCTCCTTGTTCACACATTTTTAATTTTTGTACTGGGGTTTTGCTTTTACGCAGAAGATATAAGAAATCTTTAGGTAGGGAATAGAATAATATTTTAATCAATAGGCGGTATATGTCTTTGTTTGTTGGTTTCTCGGCTTCGTGTAGTAAATAACTCATTGTACTTAAACCAATTCTCTTATAAGACACATATGTCAATAAGTCTTGATAAATTTGTTCTGCCTGCTCGTGTTTTTCTATATTCGACGATTCTTCTTTTAGCCATACAGCATTTATTTCACTTTGTGTCTTTCTTAAAGTGTAAATAAACTCATCAGCTTGCTCTTTGTTGATATGTGAAGAGTGAGGCTTGAAATCAATAAAAGAAGTCAAAGGCAACATAGGATGTTTATCATTACCAACTATACGCTTACGCACTGATTTTTCAAGATAGTCCATAGAGGTGTCATAACAACGATAAGTCTTGTTTTGAGAAGTACAATGTTTATGTCTTTTATGATTGGCTTTTTGTTTGCTCACCTCTAACATAAATTCCGGCAGTGACTTGCTTCCGTTTTCATCTTTGAGATACTTCGTGGTTAGTCGTTCGAGCTCTTTTGCCATTTGTACATCAAACTCTTTTTTAGCCTTATCTATTTCAATATTAGACATTACAGACAATTGACAGATATCGGTATATATAGGTTGTACACTTTCAAACGATGCACCGTTATTAATATTATCCCACATAATACTTGTAAGTACTTGTGCAAGGTTAATAATTTCTCCAATCTTATTTTCACTTGTCTTAATATCCAAGTCTGTTAAGTCATTAACTGTGTAATGCCTCTTGATTTTTTTAGCCTCTACCATATTCGTTGGAACAAGCCATTTATCATAATTTTTAATGGCTGCCTTTAATAGAATGGGATTGTCTGTGATTAATACACTATCTGAGTCAAAATCACAACCATTAAGCCGTTGCAAAACATTTTCTCCTATGCTGTTGATACACAATATCTCTTTAGTGAAGTTGAAGTATGTATCTATTTCCGGACATTCTTTGTTATAAGCAACCCATACATTGCCTGTACAACAATGAGGACTTCTTGATCCTAATAATTTTTGGTTATAGGCAAATCTTTTTGAATGTATATTACCTATACCCAAGTGAGATGTACCGTCAAATTTACCAATTGATTGTAGGAGCATCTCATAAGGATTTCCTACAAGCGTTGAGTAATTACCAGCTACGGAAATATGACCTCTCTTCATATTGTTCTTATAAGACCTAATAGTCTCTCTTACTGTGTCATAATATAATTTAGTATCACAAAACTTGTCATTAATGCCAAGCAAAGTGTACACCAAATCGTTTTTAGAGGCTATGGCTTCGCCTGTGAGCGTGTTGTTTGTCTGAGCCTTAATGTGATACCTCAAAACAGTTTCGTCCGTTTTAAGGGCTTTTAGATAGTCTTTTGAAGGTTTCAAAAACTCTTCCATATCTTCTTGTGATAACTGTAAGGTATTTAAAAGCTGATAATGGGTTTGAACTAATTTACCGTCCATAATATGAGTCGGCTTTTCGTACTTAACTATGCCAAATTCTGTGTCGAGATTGTCAAGCCATGCGTCAAATGTTCCAAACTTCAAATATTTAATACTGCTTGGAGTAGTTACGAGTTTTACATCCTGTATACATTTAGCTCGTGTATATCCGTTAAGCTGTGACACATCAGTAATACCGTTGTCTGCAAACCATTGTTGAAGGTTGGTATTAAAGCAAGCTGACTTAAAAAATCTATTACGCAATAATAAAAAACCTTTATGCTGATACTCTCCAAAAAGACTAACATCCATAAGAGATTGCCCATCCCAAATGCTATTACATATCTCCACCTCTTCTGGTTGTGTTTTTAATACCCCCTCATCTATACGGGTGGTCATTACTCTATCTGTAAACACATCTTCATAATCCTCTACAAGTAAAATGTTTTCGGGCTGAATATACAGGCTTGCAATAGTGCTACTCAAAGGTAACGCTGTATAGGACTCAAATGCGGGCAAATCTATTTCTTGTCCCTGTTTGATAGTTAAACCACACTTAGACCAATTAAAAATCCCTCTATATAAATTCTCATCAATGAATAAGCATTTTCCTAAGCGGGAACTGCCATTACTTCTTTTATATCTTACATATTTTACTCCATCACAAACAAAACCGTTTGCATACAAGTCGGCTCGTAAATCACCAACCGAGTGTAACACCTTTATGTTATTCTTAGCCTTATACATTCCATCATCGTAATAAAAGTATTTGCCAAGTACATCTTTATGTATAGGAAACTCTGTAGGAGTGTCTGTCTGAATAGCAAGTAGTTCGCCGTCCTTAACACAGACACAATCTTGCAAGATTAATTCATCTAAACGATAGCCGAATTTCACATAAATGTTAGCGGTTATTCTATTGTATTCTTTGTTACTGTAATTGAAAGTAATGTTAATAACTTTCTGAGTATATTCTTTTCCGTTGACCGTACAGGAAAAGCGATTATTTCGGAACACCTTCTTATATACCTCAATGATTTTCGGAAGTTCTTTGCTATGAGGAAGTGTGTTAATAAATTTTCGGTAGTTAATATCTCCGTTGCGATAACGGATGTTATAACCTACGCTATCGGGTTTATTATAATGGTTTGCGATAAATACATCTTTAGCATCCAAAGAGAGGATGTTTACTCCGTGTATATAATCACTCAACAACACTCACCTCGCTCTCATACATAAGCGAATATGTGTTGTCTTCATCATTTAGTTCATGCACAACCTCTGCGTAAGCCATAACACGCTCGTTCATGTCCTCTACGACCTCCTGAGCGATTATTTCTTCGTCAGAGTAATTTGTACAAGGTAAACTATTCGTGCCACACAGGTCAAACCAGAGGCATTTACGACAATCCTTCACCTCCTCTGCTGTAAAATTCTCTGTTTCTGTGTAGTTAAATGTATATTTGTTCAATGGGTTGGACTCCTTTATTTATTATTATTTATCCAACCGACCAGTAAATTTCTCATCCTTGAGGATGGGATATAGATGTTAATTTCTTTGTTATCTCTGATTGCGCTTCTCCAGATAAACTGAAGCATTTCACTGAGAGCAAAACCGTCTTCATCGACCGTAACGCCTTTACTCTCTAAAAATCTGACGAGAACAGGGGAGATATACCTATTGACCGGATAGGCAATTGCTGTTCTGTCTCTTAGTTCATTAGATGCTCGTAAGTTACAAGCTATAAATCCTTTTGTGTATCCTTTACCTTGCACTTTAGATTTATACTCTTTAAATGTTGTCCACATACACTCATTAGATTTTGCGTTCAATATATTTCTAAAGAAATTATATATATTTTTTTTAAGTGTAGGGATTTCCTCGCTATGTGTCTGATACCAGTGTTTGCTAAGAAATGTTTCCTTCTCACCAATTTCATTCATTTTTTGATTATCACATATGTGTATAAGATTAGCAAAGTCTGGAATTTCATACTGCACATCGTAATCTACAAATGTAAAGTTTTCGTAATTGTCTCCCTGTATCCACCAATATTTGGGTGTGATTTGAAACAACTCAAAATAGTATGACATTAGAGAACTCTCGTATAGATAGGTAAGAAGAAACACTTTTGAAAATGACCTAAAATTTTCAATAGGAACTAACTGTACGAAGTCATTATTAGCTGCATACAAATTATGATTATTACACAATTTTTCTATCCCTTCCATATAGGTTGTCCCTTGAACAGAATTCCAAGTGGCGCATCCAAAAGTGTCAAACTCACACAATGAAGTGATAAATTCTTTGTCTTTTGCAGACATAATCAACTGACTGATGGGTTCTATAGTTTCGTCAAGAATAAGAGTGTAATTATTGTTTTTTATGAGCTCTCTGATTTGACTGTCTATGCTTAGAAATAACGCATGAGTTGTCGCAATATTTTTTCCTTCCATTATAACTCGTTTTAAGTGTTCTTTCTTTGATGGACTCTTTTGAGGCTCTATAAACTCTTTGTCAGAGCAAGCTGTTATCACCCTATCAACTTCTGACAAATACGGAGTACAAAAAATGAAGTGTTCATCTTTAGGTGCGTTATTAATGTAATTAATTGCAGCGGAAGTTTTACCTTGTCCCATTAAAGCGTTTACAACATTCAGTTCCACTTGCAGACCTCCTTTATATAATGTGTATTTCGTTGGTTGTTGTTCGTAATAAACTCTCTCTCCTTTACAAGTAAATGTTTGTGTTGATGTGTGAATTGCCTTTACATCAAAATCACCCCTTTCAAGACTTATAATATGGTGTTCATTTTTGTCACAAAAGCCCCAAAACCCCAATGCCAATGCGGGTTAGCACCATTTTGACAGTTCGGAAATATTACACTCTTTTCAGAACTACCTCTCTCTTATATATTCTTTATTATTATAGAGAGAATGTTAAACACACCGATAAACACTGAGGTTTTAGACACAAAAGCACCTATAAGTGAAATTAGATGCTTTCCATTTAAGTAGTAGTTCCAAAAAGAGCTCCATACCACAGGGTAGAATACATTTGTCCCAAAAGTTTTGCAGACTAAGCCTTTACAGACAAATGTATTGGTCGCTTAATTCTCTCGAACAGTAAGCTTATTCTGAGATTGCCAATCGTTCATTAAGCTCCTTTGCTCTAAACTTTACCTTAGAATCCGTAGATAGTAGTTGCAAGAGAGTGTGTCTATGTTCAATACATTCATTTCCCAACAAGGAAAAAGAAAAACTAAAACAGTAGTTACTCCTTTATGCAAGTGACTGGAAGAGATTAGTAGCTTCTAAATTGCTATTAACTACATAACTGTAATCTGTACCAAGGTTGAGTTTCTTGCAGGAAGCCAAGATTATATCTTGTGTTAAGCCTATATATCTTAATGTAATGGAAGGAGAACTGTGTCCAAACATTTCCTGTAATAATAAAAGCTTATCGTTGCTAAAGTTGCTCATAGCCATTTGATGATAACCAAAGGTCTTTCTTAATGTATGAGTGCCTACTTTTTCTGTAAGATTACATTCAGTTTCTAAGCCTTTAAGAATACTATATATATATTCTCTGGTTAAAGGCTTACCTAAGTTCTTAGAACGGTTGCTGTTGTCACCAGTAAATAAGTAGTCATTCAGAGTTTTGGAATTGTGGTTGAGGAACAATTCTACGGCATCCATTACTGCTGAGTTAATGGTAACTACTCTATTGATTTTTTTTCTTCTTGTTTTTTTTGTTTTTAATTCGATGATAGGAAAGTATTCTTTGAACACTAACTGTTGGTTCTTGACCTCTAATAAGTGATTAAAGGTAAGTAACCTTAAGTCACTGACTCTTAAGCCAAAATTGATTCCCAATATAAAAAGCATGTTGTCTCTGTATCTACCTTTACTGATTAAGTAATCAGAGATACTTTTTAATGTATGGGTATCTTTGATAGGATCTACATCGTGTCTCTCATAAGATTCTATATTTTGAATTTCTGAGGGTACTGTGAGTTGAGCTGACGCTCGGAGCTTATTGTTTTGCCTAACTAATTTCTCAGGTTGTATAGGCTGTGAGAAGTCTACATAGATTAGGTTGTTATTCTTAGTTTTCATATGTATCGAACATCCTTTCTAAATTGTTTTCTGAACTAATTGTACCATATATCCTAAAAATGTCAAGTAAAAATGACTTAAAAATCAAAGTTTTTTGAAAAAATTCCAAGTTATGGAAATGCAAGTATATTCATTATTTTTTGTAAAGGATATTTTTATCGGAACAAATTCACCATTTGTATAGGAAATAAATTTCAGGATTTGTAGAGGGAGAGAGAAAAAGAGAAAATAAAAATACGAGATTTTAAGCCCGACTGTGAGAAGAAGTAACTGCAAACATAAAGCATAATTATGCACACTAAAAATATGGAAAATATCCCCCATTTAACATTGTGCAATTTTGTGAAGTGAAAATTATACATTTTTTTGTATAAATATTCATTTCATAGTATATATATGTTTTGCAATCGTTATAGTCGGCAAGAAATAAAAATGACTTGACTTTTGCGGTTCGGGTATGGTATAGTATATACATGGGTTATCCCATAGGACAAAAAATCGTTGCGTATGCAACACAAAAATCAAGGAGGCTATCATGAAAAAAATCTCACACGCTATCACACTATACGGCACATGGTACAAGGCTTATATTCCGTTATCTTGTTTCAACGGTTGCAACAAGCTTGTCAAAGAGGAAATCAAGAACACACTACGCAACAAGACTATTCAAGACTATGTACGCAGCTTGTACAAGATTGCACGGTTAAACCGTGGGTACGCAAACATTTACAGTCTTACATATCAGATTGCTTGCAAGGTTTGCCGGAACAATAAGATCAAGGAATTATTACCCGGCTTATACACTGATTATCAACAGATTAGCAAGGCTATAACGGCGCCGGCTCAAATTGAACAAGCAATTACACAAACGATTAAAGACTTGAATTTTGACTATCTGAAACAGTACCACGACAAAAAAACACACACCATTAAATTATGGACTACTCAAACGGTCAAATCTCATATCGGTTATCTGTTAACATATAACCCTAATCAGTCATTATCTTTTTTTGCCGACCTATTGCACACGGGGCTTGACGAACCGCTCACGCTCGACGGTTTGACCGTGTGGAATGTAGCAAGCTCATGTACAAGTTTACTCGACTTAAAAAACAAACTCAGTCAGATATACACACTCAAGACCACGAAACACAAATACAGTAAAGACAAACATACGCTTGTTGACGGCTCAATCTATCAAATGACGGTCAACGGCTTGCGCCGTGTGTTTATCATCGGCAACGGTGATACAGTCACGGAGGCAAACGACACATATATTTGTGAGCGCCAACAAACGGGCTTGCAGTATATGTACAACTTAACAAGCAATTATATATATTCTCAGCGTTCCGCCGACACAATCAGCTTGCAAGCACCCACGGCGCAAGACTTGACGCTTGCTGACACCTTGCAAGATAAATCAGACGCACGGGCGTTACAAGAGTTTAAAGCATACAAAAGTATTATTGATGATTTTTACAACACTTATATTAACATGCAATTTATCAAGCCTAAAACTTTTGCAGCATATTGTCAGTATTTAATGCTAAAATGCACGGGGCTTGCTGATTATTCAATTTTAGCAAGGTTAGGTTTTAGCGCAACGACCTTGAGCAAATACAAAAATCAGTATAGCACAATGTTTTATGATTTTGTAAAAAACAAATAGGCTTGCAATGTTTCGCCCACTCCCGATTTTCGGAAGTGGGCGTTTTTTTTATGCTTTTTTTGCTCAATTTGTGCAATATGTATGTTATAATTCTTTTAAAAAAATATAGTTTATATATAATGCCGTTTAAAAACCGCCCTTCCTATTTCGTATATATAGAGCAAACAACAAACAACAAACAAACAAAACCGCAAACAAGCGGTAAACATTTGTTAGTTATTTGTAATTGTAAAAACGATATCACGCAAGATACACCGATTTTGCGGTGCAATGATTTGAAATGAAGGTTTTGAGTCGTACTGCGGAACTCGAAAAGGTCTTGAATTTCGTTTCGGATAAGCGTGAGAGCGTGCCGAGCGGCGTATCGTTTGCCCACCTGTGGGGCTGCACCAAAAATGCAGTCACAGAGCGGAACATTCCGCTTAAGGGCGATGGAGCTTCGTGGAAGCCGAAGCAGATTGTTGAATGGTGGCGTCGTTGCATCCAGATTGTAACGGGTAGTTTCGCTGTAATGAAACAGTGCAGACTTGAGTAAACAAGGAAGATGGCTGAAATCTTCGCTAAACCGCTTGAAGTGAACAAGTGTCATAATATCCAAATCACAACAATAATAACTATTAAAGGCTCTTGGCTAACCTGAGCAAGTCCGTTTCAGATCTGAGGCGGGTGACTTGTATTCTGCTCAAGACCTTGAGTGTCGGGTGACAAAGATGCCTTCATATCTGCCTTGAGCCTTTTAATATACATACTTGTTTTCTATCATTCTGCAAAGCACACACCTGAGGTAATGGCTTGGTCTGTTACCTGAGCTGTGTGCTTTGTTGCACACGAATATTTTAATAATAGGAGTGTTCAAAATGACAGAAACTGAAGTAATGGTAAAAGAAATCGTAGGAACAAAAACGATATCACGTAAGACCTCATCTGATGGGCTTGACAGCAAGCTTGCTGCTCTTGAAAAAGCTACAAAAGTATTGCAGACAGCCGCTGAGAGTGAAAACTTGGCTGAGTTTGCAAAAGCAAATGAGGATGCTAAAGATGCTCAGGATGATTACAACAATTATTTCACAAAATACTGCTTTGAGAATTTTCTTGAGGCTGAGCATCCGGCATTTGAAGTGTTAAAAGCAGGCTTCCTTGATTATAAATCAATCAAGGGTGAGGCAACGCTGGGGGCAGTTACATATAGTGTTGTAACTGTATCTAAGCAGATTAACTTTTTGGCATTCAATGCAGAAGCTCGTTGTTTCGGCAATAAGCTCGGCAAAGCAGCAACACTGCTTGCTTACTATGTGAGTCTATACAAGACCACACAGGTCGCTAATGGTAAAAACATCATTAGCGGGTTCAATCACGCTTATCAGTCTTCAAAAAGGGCTGTGGCACAGGATCAGCTCTTGAGCAAAGTGCCATCTAAAACTTTGCTCAAGAAGGCTTTGCAGGATGTTATCGATGAGCTTTGGTTTGTCGATAATGGCAAAAACGAGAATAAGTATGTAGTAACAACTCAGTGGTGTAATTTTATGCTGGACTTTATTGTTACAGCAAGAATGACCAAAACTGAGGCTTTTTATCAGACCGCCTCACCTGAGAAGGTTGTACAGGCTTGTGCAAACTTGATGCACAAGCTTATCAACCGCTATGACATCTCAATCAAAGTCGAGGATAAAACTGTTCCGACTGTTGAATTGACTGCTCAGGATGAAAATAAGGATGAGACTGAACAGAAGTAATATCTAAGTACACTCGTTTAGCGGTTGCGAGTCAAAACAAAAACCGCTGCCAAAGCGTATGCTTATTTTTAAGGAGGTTATTAAACGATGGAAATAATGAACAACAATACTCTTACAGTTGCAGCCGGTTTAATAAAAGGAAGGCATAAAATGCCTGTTGAGCGTTACATCTTCGATCAACCAATTGATGATGTAATGGATTTCGCTTCAATTCGTAAAACGATTGAGGACTTCATCGAAAATGTCGTAGATGTTCGCACCCACTACGGCGTAGGGATTAACCAAGCAGACAATAATGATGTCTGCTTATACGAAGGCAAGCACGATCTTATCTGTTATGTAACCGGACTGACCTCGGTGACGGCGGAGTTGGTTAGGGTTTGTATGAGAAACGGCGTGCATTTAACCTTAATGCACTATAATACCGCTGATAACTGCTACTATCCTCAGCGGATTTATTAAGGAGGGAAACTATGCGTCCACAAAAACATAATAAATTGACTAACCTTGAGCTTGCTATAATGACAGTAGGCTATTGTTTAGCAGGAGCTCTAAGTTTGACTGGCTTGTACTGGTCTTGCAAACTGTTAGTCTTAATTGCACCATAGGAGGGATACCGAGATGGGAGTTGTATGGGTGGAAAATTATGCGTATGAATATGCTGCTAAGTTTCTTCATGACAAAGAAGTGACTTTTGAAGCCGCTCGTCCCGATAGAGGCTCAAGCAGAGTAAGGCTTGAATTTCCGAAGCTGTCTCAGAAAATGTCTGAGTTGCTTATGACTAAGATTTGCCATAAGTCAAGACAGTACGCAAAACTCGAATAGAAAGTATGTTCGCTTGAATACTCGTGTAAAAAATGGTAGAATATTCCTGAAGCGTGATTATATCACGGCAAGATAAACGATGTTTGTCATTAAAAGAGAGGAAGGAATATGATTGCCAGAAAATAAAGACAATAGTGCGATGAACGCTCATGAGACTCACGAGAAAATGCTCAAAATGCTACAAGAGGCAGGAGAACAAAATCCGGATTGCCCAGAAGGACAATTTTTACTCAATTGCCTTACGGGGATGAACGAAGCACGAAACAAAGCCAAAGCAAGAGTGGTTGATCCGGTTAGTGTAAAACAAATTAACGGATTGAAGAAACTGTTTGAAGGCATAGATGGGGTTAATGTAGAAACTACCATCGACTCGTTTCGAGATTGTTTTATGGTGAGTGTTACAGCCAACCATCCAATTATACTAAACAAAGAGCAGATTGAATTACTACATCCTTTGTTGGAACACTCTACTCTTTTGTGGGTTGGCTATGATGAAATTACGGAGGAACACGGTATGGAGATTGATTTTCCGCACTATGTGTACGAGTGGTAACTCGTTTAGCGGTTGCGAGTCAAAACAAAACCGCCACCATAAAATCACTCTTTTATCAGAGTGACAAAAAGTAAATATAAACCAATTAAGTGTATGCGATAGATTTTTGCATACACTTTTCTTTTACCTAAAAAGAGGTGGTTAGAGTGTACGAGAGTATCAAAACAATACAAGATATTCGTGATGAACATATTGATGTATTGAGGGATTTCGGTGTAAAGGTTACATCTCAGATTGTGCGAACAATTGAAACCAAGACAACCGAAATTGCGATTGAAAATTACTGTCGTGTTTTAATAATGAAACGATTAGAGCAGTATGCCAAAAGTTGATGTTTGATAATGAATTTTGTAAGGAGGTGGTGTTATGTTGAAAGTTGGGGATAGGGTTAAAATACTTCCGACAATACTTGCAGACTATCCTGATTTTCCGTATGTAGGAGCAGCAGGTAGAGTATGTACCGTGACAGGCAATGGTACTCAGATAGGTGTTGAGTTTTCGTGTCCTCGCAGTTACTTACACGATTGTAACGGAGCATCTAAGCAGGATTCTGGCTGGTGGTGTCTTAGGAGCTATTTGGAGTTTATACCTGATAATTTGCCAGATATTTGGGAATATATCTAACATATGAACAATTTTAGGGAGAAGAAAATAAGTAATTGAATATATTATCAAATGTGATTAAATGTGTTTGAATATACTCAAAGGAGAGTGCCATAATGAATACATCAGTGGTCTTAATTACAACCGTAAAAAGTGGAACGAATTATTAGATGAAGTAATGAATCAAAAATCAAAACCATAATAGTAACCCATAAAGATAGATTTATCAGATTTGGCTATGATTGATTTGAAAAATTCTGTATGAAGTTTAATACGACCATAGTGGTAGTAACCAATGAAGAACTATCACCACAAGAAGAACTCGCCGCACAGGATATTGTTTCAATACTCCATGTGTTCTCTTGTAGGTTGTATGGGCTTCGTAAGTATAAAAAACAAATAAAGAGGGAGGAGGAAATTGCTAAAGAGTTTCAAGACGGAAATAAATCCGACGATTGAGCAAAAAGCCAAAATTCGTAAAACAATAGGAACTTGTAGATATATTTATAACTTCTATCTTGCTCATAACAAAGAACTTTACGCTAAAGATGAAAAGTTTATGACTGGTAAGAGCTTTAGTGTTTGGCTAAATAATGAGTATCTTCCACAAAATCCAGATAAGTTATGGATTAAGGAAGTCAGTTCAAAATCTGTAAAGTACTCAATTGAAAATGGCTGTATGGCATTTACCAGATTTTTTAAACATCAAAGTGGTTTTCCTAATTTTAAAAAGAAAGGTAAATCTGATGTAAAAATGTATTTCGTAAAGAACAATACTAAAGACTGTAGATGTGAGAGACATAGGTTGAACATACCCACTTTAGGTTGGGTACGCATTAAAGAAAAAGGCTATATACCAACAACTAAAGACGGATGGAAAATCAAAAGCGGTACAGTATCCGTCAAAGCAGACAGATACTATGTGTCAGTTCTTGTAGAAATTCCCGACGTTAAGATTGCTAATAATAGCAATGGTGGTATAGGAATTGACTTGGGTTTAAAAGACTTGGCGATTGTTTCCAATGGTAAAACTTATAAAAATATCAATAAGTCAACAAGAATTAAAAAATTGGAAAAGAAACTGCGTAGAGAACAAAGATGTCTCTCACGAAAATATGAGAACTTAAAGAAAGGAGAGTCCACTCAAAAGAATATACAAAAGCAAAAGCTCAAAGTACAAAGACTTCATCATAAAATAGATAATATCCGTACTGACTATATCAATAAAACAATAGCTGAGATAGTGAAAGCCAAACCATCTTATATAGCTATTGAGGATTTGAATGTATCAGGAATGATGAAGAACAGACATCTTTCAAAAGCTGTTGCGTCACAGAAGTTCTATGAATTTAGAACCAAGCTTAAAGCAAAATGTGATGAAAATGGTATTGAATTAAGAGTCGTAGACAGATGGTATCCATCATCCAAAATATGTCATTGCTGTGGTGCTATCAAGAAAGATTTGAAGCTTTCAGATAGAATATATTGTTGTGACTGTGGCTATGTTGAGGATAGGGATTTCAATGCTGCTCTTAATCTAAGAGATGCTTTAACTTACGAAGTTGCATAATAAACGCAAACGTAAGTATGTACTGCGGGCTATCGCAGGAATTTACGACTGTGGAGTGTACACGAACTTGTGAGTAGCGTATTGTTTACAATCGCCAAAGCATACACATCGAAGCAGTAAGAAGTATCCGCAAGGACTTTAATTTCTCGATGTGTTTGAATATATTTGAACACATTTTGAGTGGCAGGTGAGGGATGATATGACGGTAATTGCAAAGAATGGTCACTTTGAAGTTATTGATGAGCATGGCAATGTGTTGTGCTCGGGTGACACCGAAACAGAAGCTGTTGAAGCGTATGAAGAAATAGGATTTGAATAATGTAACATTTGCTTGCTTTATTAAATAAAGCCGCCTTACTTAAAGTAAGGTGTTAGAAAGGTTAGAGAGAAGAAAGGGGTACCGGCTGAAGAAAGTTCGATGCTGGACAGCTCTGGCACGGGATGTCGTCAGGAAACCAAAGCTCTTACACAGAAAAGACTCCTTCCGAAATCAAACCCAAACGAAAAAAGCACATAAAAAGACTACTTTAGTAGTCGATAAGAGCAGAAACCCCAAACGATTAGCCAACAAAAGGTTCAATTTACAGACTCTCCTCAAGTTCCATCTTTATTTAAGAAATGTTACAGCACCCCTTTAGATAGGGGTGAGCGGTTACAAAACTACTACCTCCTCGTGGTGTAACTGGGTAATGCTAAAGTAGAAATAAATTAAAGTGCCATACGAGGCAGAAAGGAGTCACAAAATGACTGTAAAAACATTAAACAATGTGATGGTTATTGAAGCCAACTTTTCAATGGAGGAACTTTTTAAAGTTTACAAACACAAGCCAGATGTATTGTCATTAAAGGATGATGATGGCAATATGCTTTTCGCTGTAAAGCCAAGCGAACACAGAGAGAGTTTTGGCGATTGCGGAATTTCTTTTGTAAGTAATTCTTACACAGCGTCAAAGGCATCAATTACAATTCCTCTCCCATCAGAAGCTGCCGACAACACAAAGGTGTGGATTGCAGAAAACTTTGGTTCAATTCTGACAAATCTTGAACAGATTGAAAGAAATGTATCAGAAGCTTGTATTGATATTGATGCAAACATTGCAAAAATTGTCGGCTTAATTGTAACAGCGTAAACAAGGAGGAAATAATAATGAAAAGCATTAAAGTTCAGAATAATCTTAAGTCAAAAGTAATCATTGGGAACCCAGATGAAATGACAGTTCAGCAGGTTTTCAATGAAGCTCAGCTCGAAATGGGTAATGGTATTCTCAATCTTAACGGCGTTGTGGTATCTGCACAGGATGTCAACAGAACGCTGTCTGACATTGTTGGCGCAAGAGATACATACATTCTTGCATCGGTTGTCAAAGCTGATTGTGCATAATTTGATTTGAAACAAGGGAGAGTACGCTCTCCCTTTGGCATTTGCATTGTCGAAAGACTGCTTTACTTAAAGTAAAGTATTAGAAAGGTTAGGAGCATAAGACTCATCCGGCTGGAGATGCCGGGGGAGGCGAAGTGAATGAAATGCACGGTGATGAAAATGAAGAGCGGCGACTATCTCACAAAACCAAGGGTTACAACTGAAAGGAACATTCGTATCCACGATTTGAAACTGAAAAAACCACATCAAAGCTATAATTACATCAAGAATTCCAATGACCAAGCTTCCCGCAGGCGTCTTCTCGCTGCCATAATTGTATTTAGAAATGCCAAAATCTAAGGAGGAATAGAAAATGGATTTAATTACAAATTTATACACTCGGAGTTGTTTTGATAGCCGTCTTACATTTGGAGATGATTGCCCCAAGATAATCGAAACATTTGTCAAATGTGTTTACGAACCTTATTATACTAAGAACGGTGATTTGCCATCTATATTTTTTGATTGTGTTTCCGGCGCACGGGCACCACAGAGAGCCGCAACAGACAAAGCTGTTTATATATGGTCTAACGACATAGAACCCACCATGGAGGAAATTAATAAGAAATTTAACTGTAGTGTGGAATCGTATGAGAATTATGATAAATATTGCGAATTAACCCACAATAAATCAAAAGGATGGGTTGGCGGCAATCAGTATATTTTTTGGACAGAGCCGTTTAATGCAAAATGTGCAGCAGAAACGATAGCTGTTTTTCTTATTCCGCTGTTTGACTTTGTTTGCACTGCAAAAGAGATCAAAAACAAATTCAAACCAATTGTTGATGGAATAAGCCAAGGTTCGTATGATAAATTGTTCGAGTTAGCCGACAAAATTTCAGAAGAAAAAGGATTATCGAAGATTGTGTTAAATGCTCAAATTGCCGATCTTACGCAGTATAAAAAGAAACGCACTCTTGATCGATTACACGATAGGATTAAGAATTATGAATCGGATTATAGACATTATGTAGCCAATGCGACAAAGGTTTACGAAAACTTGTTGGATTGCAAAAAACAATTATCATTATACAACGATAATGATAATGATAATGCTGCATTGATAGATATGCTTACAAACAACAGTGCGATTTCTAATGTGAAAATTAATGGAGGAGACCTTGAGTTTGTAGTATGCAACCCGATTACTCAGTATGATGAAGATGCTTTTGCCGAAATATTAAAATCAGAAAATTCCACTATTAATAATATGCCAAGCGTAAGTAAGGATGTTTTATGTTGGATGGTTGATGGCAGAATTGATCTATTAACCGAATGTGGAATCGGTATAAATCTTGATAGCAATTCTTTTGATGCTTACGAGACATATATATACGGTTATATGCCTCATCCTCATTTGGCTTTATTTGATTGCTTTGGAGGTTTTAGAATAGATATCGCAACTGCATTAGCAGAAGGCAATATCTGCTATGCAATACAGCTTATTCTTACTGCGTCACAAAATTTGAATTTTATGGATTCTACGGTGATGAGCAAATTGGGCAATCTGCTCAATGAGGCAGACTACTCGTGTATTATGGATAAGGAGTCTGGAGAGGTTATGACAGTAAACGAATGGAACGAAAGGAGAAAATAAAATGCAACTTTTAAAGATGCCGACAGATATAGAAACACCTACAATATCTTTCACTCCATTAGCTTTTGCCAAAATGATGATGCTTGTTGAGGTAAATGACAAAGAAGTGGGGTGGCATGGTACAGTCGAAAGACAAAACAATAACTTTGTTATTACTGATATCTTTGTATATCCTCAAGTAGTTACTCGAACAACCGTTGAGCCTTCTCAGGAAGAGTATAACAAATGGCAGACTGAGTTACCAGACGATATACATAACAGTCTTAGATTTCACGGGCATTCTCATGTCAATATGGGAACATCGGCATCATCTGTTGATGCTAAATTTCAGGAAGACATCGTGAAAATGATTGATAATACTGATTTTTATATCTTTATGATTATAAATAAAAAAGGTGATTTCAATATATATCTTTATGATGGTGTGCTTAATTTAGCATATAAGTCTACAAGTAAGGATACTCAGCCTGAGATAACATTAAACACAAATAATATTCAGTCGTTTGGAAAAATACTTTGTGTTTCACCTGAAGTTTACGACACATTGATGTCTTTCAAGGAAGAATCAAAAGATATGGTTACAGAACCAAAGCCAGTATCGTATTCGTATTATGAATATCCTTACAGCTACGGTAATGCTGGTGTAAAAAGCCAGAGTTCTATTAAACTATCTATTGGAGAGATTCAAGATATATTCGGTGTTCCTTATTTGGACGCCAAAGATGTGCATGATGAGTTGAGTGATCTTGTACATAAAGGAGCGATAACTAACGATAGGAAGTCATTGATTGAACAGGCAAGTTTGTATATATATTAAGGAGGTCTTACGAAATGGATTTAAGTAAATTAGGAGATATTAACCCATATCAGAAGGAGTTGTCAACCACTATACACATAATTGGATGTGGAAGTGTAGGTAGTACGCAGGCAGAGCTTCTTGCAAGATATGGCTTTTGCAAGTTTAAATTATATGACTTTGATTTCGTTGAAAGTAAAAATCTTTGCAACCAGATGTTTTTTAATTCTGATTTAAACCACAACAAAGCAGAGTCATTAAAAAACATCTTGCTTTCTGTTAATTCGGATATCGAAGTTCAGGTGTTTGATAAAGGCTATATTGATCAGCGACTTAACGGAATCGTAATTCTTTGTGCTGACAATATTGATTTGTGCAGAAATATTTGCAAGCAGAATAGACTTAATCCATACATAAAAGTAATGTTGAATTACCGTACTGCAAGATATGATGCACAGCACTATGCAGTAGAGTGGAGAGATAAGCCGAGTGTGGATAATTTGATTAAAACAATGAATTTCACACATGAAGAAGCAAAAGCCGAAACTCCAGTGTCAGCATGCGGAGTAGAGATTGGTGAATCTATTGTTGTAAGAGATATTGTACTTAAAGGTACAACGAATCTGTTTAAATGGATTATCGAAAGAAAATTAAGCCCTTTGATTATATCTTCTCCATATAAATTTGACACGGTAGTAATGTAAAGGAGGGACAATTATGTGCTACTATGTGTGTTTGCCAAAAACCGAATCGAAGCCTAACATTTGGAGTTGGCTTGAAGGAGATATACATTCTCCGCAGTGGTTATGGGGTACTAAATCTGCGGCAGCCACAGTAACTCGCAGAGTTGATTTTATACCTGCAAGTGCAAAAGAAAAATACAATGTCAATTTTATTGTTGGCACATTGGATGCCTTTAATAAAAAATGGAGTTATCTTGGACAAGAAATTGAAAAACATTATTCTCATTTCTATATTCCAAAAAAGAAATTAGACGAATATGGTAGAGTTAAATGGAGAGAAATCTGCGCTCCGGATGATGAATTATCTGAAGCATTGAAGGATTTAAAAGAGATTTTCGAGACTGCGGGTGTTTCATTACATCATACCAACGCATACGCTTATGTTCGACATAGAACAGCCTCGGATGCAGTTTCCAAGCATCAGTACAACCATAGTCGCTGGTGGATAACAACTGATTTTCAAAACTTTTTTGGTAATACTACCAAAGATTTTCTTATGTCTATGATGGCACAAATATTTCCATTTAGTGCAGTTATTGAACGAGATTTCGGAAAAGAGTGTTTAAGCAGGGCATTGGATTTATGTTTTCTTAATGGGGGCTTGCCACAAGGAACTCCAATCAGTCCAATGCTTACTAATATTATGATGATACCATTTGACTACATAATGACAAAAAAGTGCCGTGAAAAAGACTATATATATACCCGATATAGCGATGATATACAAGTTTCACACCGTAGAAAGTTTAATCCAGATGAAGTTCTTGGATTCATCCATGAGACACTAACTCAAATTCACGCTCCGTTTACAATTGAGAAAGAAAAAACAAAGTTTAAAAGTGGAAATCAGTTCGTATTAGGTGTTATGTATAATCAAAATTGCGACATTACAGTCGGTCATAAGAATAAAAAAGAGTTCAAAGCTACATTATTTAATTATATGTGCGATAGGCTAAACGGTAAAGTTTGGGAGTTGCCACAACTCCAACAAATGATGGGTAAATTTGCATATTACTCAATGATTGAAAAAGAGTATTTTGAAAATGTAATGAAGGAATATTCTCGTAAATTTAAACAGGATGTTATGAAATGTATCAAAGCAGACTTGCGTAGATGCTAATAATATCTGGTGGGATTTTATTAAATTCTTAATGAAAATTCATTGCAAGTTTTTCGGAAACCATTTTGTTTGCAAATATATTGAGCAGTCGCCAAGCGGTTAAGGCACTGGACTTTGACTCCAGTATCGTGGGTTCAATTCCCACCTGCTCAGCCAAACGGTATTGTGTAGCTTTATAACCTTGCGGTTCAAAATAAAAATCTACTGTTATTGTAGAAAGACTTTATACTGATCAGTCGCTTAAGTTGGCGTTGAACGGCGGTGTCCCTTGACTGTTGTTCCATCAGCCTTCAGCCTACACAATACCGAATATGACACAGTAGTCCAACGGCAGAGACAGCAGACTTAAAATCTGCACAGTGAGAGTTCAAATCTCTTCTGTGTCACCATATGGACTGTTAACTCAACAGGTTAGAGCGGCAGACTTAAAATTTGCGGGTACAGGGTTCGACTCCCTGACAGTCCACCATTTGCAAGTGAGTGCAATCGGCACAAACTCATTTTGTAACCTCCTTGACGCATGACGGATAAGCGTCACCATAACGGTACATGGTTGTTCATCGGTATGAACTGAGTCCGTCCAAATAAAAGAAAGGAAAAAGTCCAATGAAGAAGTTAAAAGCTGAACTACATAGAATGAGATTCTGGATAAGTGCAATATCAATCTCCGTTACGATTCCATTGTTTATAATTGCTCGATTGGGAGCAGTGAATGAACGAAAATCAGAAATGTTCGGTGGCGAATTATTGATTTTGTTCATTCCATTCATTGCAAATATGATATACATAAACATCAAAGATACAATAATTGAGCATCGCAGAATGACGATGATTCTCAAAAGAAAGAAAGTTCCAAAGCCCACAATTGTGGTTAAAAATATTAAGAGTATAAAGGAGAATACATAATGTCCAAAGTAGTTAAAAGTTACAAAGGTTTTAATAAAGATATGACTTGCAGAGGCTTTCAGTATGAAGAAGGCAAAGAATATGAAACAAGTAAAGCTGTTGTTTGTAATGAAGGGTTTCATGCATGTGAACACCCTTTAGTTTGTTTAGATTATTATCCACCAAATACAAGTATATATCATGAAGTTGAACAGACAGGCGAATTTTCATCCGTTTTTTGTGGTGGAGATTCAAAAATTGCATCAACTAAGATTAAAATTGGTGCAAAATTAAGCATAGCCGGACTTGTTCAGGCTGCAATAGATTTTACCAAATCCAAAACCGTCACAACGCAGGATGTTACAGAAGATTACGGTGTGTCCTCGGCTACAGGAGATAGCGGTGTGTCCTCGGCTACAGGAAGTGGTGGTGTGTCCTCGGCTACAGGAATTTGCGGTGCATCCTCGGCTACAGGAGATAGCGGTGTGTCCTCGGCTACAGGAGATAGCGGTGTGTCCTCGGCTACAGGAAGTGGTGGTGTGTCCTCGGCTACAGGAATTTACGGTGCATCCTCGGCTACAGGAGATTACGGTGTGTCCTCGGCTACAGGAGATAGCGGTGTGTCCTCGGCTACAGGAAGTGGTGGTGTGTCCTCGGCTACAGGATATAAGGGTGCATCCTCGGCTGATAATTCTACAGCTGTTGCAGTAGCATGGGGTTATGAAAGCAAGGCAAAAGGCTGTATTGGTGCTCATATTGTTTGTGCTGAATGGAAATATGATAATCTTAATAACGATTGGGTTTTTGTTGGAGCAAAGATGTCAATAGTTGACGGCGTAAAGATTAAAGCAGATACATATTACACTTTACGAGACGGTGAATTTGTAGAGGTGGAAGAATGAAGAAAAGAATACTTGCTTGTGTTGTGACAATTACATTGATATCAATGTTACTGGTTGGTTGTACATCTGTAAACAGTACAGACGAAACATCAGACAGAATAGATAATATGTTCGTGCGTGTGGGATGGAATAGTTGTTTAAACGCAAGGATAGTGTATGATACTGAAACTAAAGTAATGTACGCAATATCAGAAGTAGCATATAGTAGAGGAACAATGACTTTACTCGTTGATGAAAATGGTAAACCAAAACTTTGGGAAGAATAAAAGTGAGGTTTTATTGGAATTTAACTGAGAAAAACCACGAATAAATTCAACATTTAAACAAGATAGTGTAGAGGTGTAAAGAATGATTGATTGTAATATTACTGCAAATTATTTTGCTGAAAAAGCAAGATTGACGAAAAAACATAAACTAAATGGTGGTACATATATATGCAAACTTAATTGTGCTGAATGTCCTTTAAACAGTTTAAATAATGGTACAACCGATAATATGGCATGTTCGGACTTTGAAACATGCTATCCCGAAAAAGCAATTGCCATTGTACAGAAATGGTCGGATGAGCATCCACAGAAAACATATCTTACGGAGCTTTTGAAAATCTTTCCAAACACTCCACTTAAGGATGATGGAACTCCTAAAGGTATATGTCTGTATGAATTAGGGGCGACGAGTTTAGATAATTGCGAAGTAGACAATGCGTGTGCTAAATGCTGGAATCAGCCTATTAAGGACGGTAAAAAATGAACGGAACAACCCTCGGTAAATATTATGATTTTTATGCCATTGATGAATATTATTGTGAAGATGATGAAGTTTTACCAAGACCTCTCAAAGTTATCGGCAAACCTTGTGGGGCAAAAATTTATAAAAAGCACATATACTTTCATTGCCGAAGTATGTTGAGATAAGGAGTGATACAGAATGATAAACTTTGAAAAAATCAAATCAATGAGTATTGGCGAAGTGTCGGGTGTAAAACCTAAAAAATTAAAAAAGAGGCTAAAATTATGTTAGATGTTACCACAGCAAATGAAATTGTTAATGCTTTACAATGTAAAGGGAATAATATTGAATGGGTGAAAGACATTCATCTCAAAACTTTTATAACAATGGATTCATTTGTTAATGTTACCATACGAAATACTGATTATTGGGTTATGCCAATAATCTCATTTACAAACACAAATGCAACTATATTAGGGTTTGTAAATGAGCGTACTGTTTATGAAATCGGCAAATATAGTCGCACAACTTCAAAACAGTTCACGAACATTTATAATGCCTATTTTTCTACTAATTATTATGACAGGGTTTATATGGAAAAAACGGTGTAAATGATATGGTGTAAACTGTATGTCGGGTGTAAAACTCAAATTTATTAAAAAAGAGGTAAAAAAATGAAAATAGTTTATCACAATGATGCTGATGGTAAATGTGCAGGTTTTTGGGTTAAGGAACTCGCTTATGTAACAGAATATATCGGTTATATAAAAATGGATTATGGTAGAGAATTTCCATTTGATAAGATTAAGAAAAATGAAACAGTATATATTGTTGATTACTCAATCGAACCAAATGAAATGGATAAGCTTCTCGAAATCACACCAAATGTTACTTGGATTGACCACCATATTTCAGCAATTAAAAAATATGAAAACTATGACAAAGAAATTCGTGGTGTCAGATATGATGGGGTAGCAGGCTGTATGCTTACATATTGTTATTTGAAGCACATGACGAATGGTGGTATTGGCGACATTAAACCATTCGAGGAAAGTATGACGAAGGATGCTCCAATGTTTACAAAACTGATAGCTGATTACGATGTATGGACTTTCAACTATGGACATTTAACTAAAGAATTTCACGCAGGATTTAAAGCACTACCGAACACAGAGCCAACCAGTCACCAGTGGCTGGAATTAAATGATCCTGTATATGGTTATGGTGCTACAGACGCTTTAATTAAGGAAGGTGTTTCAAGGGTTCAGTATCGCAAAGAAACAATGACACATTATTGTGAAGCTGTCGGTTTTGAGGTGATGTTTAACGGTTACAAATGCTTTGCTGTTAATATGGGAATGATGAGTAGTGACGATTTTGTGATTAATAACATTGACGATTATGATATGCTGATTGGCTTTGTTTTCAATGGTCACGAATGGAGATATTCTCTGCGTTCAACGAAGGTTGATTGTTCAAAGGTTGCTATGTTGTATGGTGGCGGCGGTCATAAAGGTGCTGCTGGGTTTAATACCAAAGAATGTGTTTTAGAAAGGTGATTACTATATGAAACAATTATTGATTGAAAAGAATATCAAACCGACCGATGACGATTTACAACTTATTAACACCTACACAAGAATTGCGGTAGATGAAAATGATGTGTACTTATTCTCAATTGTACTGTGTGACAACGATGTTGACCGTGACGGCGAACGCTTTACAACAGTTTCGCTTTATGAACTGGCAGAGCTCTTTGTTGGAAAGACAGGAATCATTGACCACAATCCGAGTGCCAAAAATCAGGCGGCAAGAATTTTTAGTTGTAAGGTTGAGAAAATTGACGGTCGGAAAACGGCTTTGGGTGACGATTACTACAGGCTCAAGGCAAGGGCATATCTTCCCGTTTGTGAGAGCAACAGGGATATTATCCTTGCGATTGACAGCGGAATTATCAAGGAAGTAAGCGTTGGCTGTGCCGTTGACAGGGTTGTGTGCAATGTGTGCGGTGAGGACATTGCGATGTGTACTCACAAAAAGGGCGAGGTTTATGGCTCAAAGCTTTGTTGCGGTGAACTTGTGAACCCGTATGACGCATACGAATGGGGCTTTGTTGCATCCAAAGCAGATGAGAATGAAAGTGGTGGAGGAGCGTAATGATAAAAATTATTAAAAACGGCACAGATTGTGTGACGAAACTGTTTCGTCAGGATGGCAGTTGGGTTAAGTTTGAGTGCAAAATGTGCGGTTGCATTTTTGAAACCGATATTTATTCAATCAGAGCTTTTAGCAATCCTGTATATAGAGAATCGGTTTGTCCACAATGCCTATCCACTACCAAGAAATTTGGTGCGATTGGATAATAAAATACATATTTTAAGGAGGTGTCAGAAATGGATATAACGACAATTATATCAATTGTGGTTTCGGCAGTTGCGGTAATAATTGCAATCGCTTGTGATATTTGTATTGCTGTAAATCACAAAAAATTAAAGAGAGCTGAAAGAAAAATAAAAAGCCTTGATATATACATAAAAACTACAAAAGCGTATATGAATGCTCTTGAGCAGGATTACAGAGAGGTGATTAAGAAAACCGAAAGGGAGGCAGTGTAATGTTAGATTGTGAAAGACAAGTAATGAAAAGTTTATCAAATGAGCAATTGATTTACATCATTGAACAACTGTTGCATAGTCAAAAATTGATTAGAGATATTTATAGTGAACTAGCTAAAAAGCGTATGAGTTGCGATGAAGCTCTTTTCCATATTTGTATGAGACTCTACGATATGCCCAGCATAGACAGTAGAACTTTACCCGCATATATTGATATGAAATTAGGCAAAATCACTCCTGAAGAGTTTAGAAGTATTTTTCGTGGTTAATAAGGAGGATTGGATAAAATTTGAGTGATTGTATGTTATGTCTACATAAACAACTATGTCGATACAATGATGGTGAGGACATTAATGTCCCTACCGAATGGAGCAAGCCAACATATAAATGTCCTCACTTTAACGATGACGATGTATCGTTTTGGCTGTATGCCAACATTGATGATATTACAGACTATATCAAGACTAAGAATAATGTTACAAATGCGCTGACAAAAGTCGGAATAATGTTACCTTGATAATAGGAGGAAGATATTATGGCAAATTTTGAAAATATTACAATTGAAAAGGGTATGTATCAGACAAAGGGCGGAATTTCGGGGGCACTTGAAAAGCTTGATCCGTCAGAAAATTACAGAGGTACTGCACTTGAGGGGCTTGACGCATTTTCCCGTCAGCTCAAACGCTTTGACATTAAGGTTAAGGGCAGAAACAGCGACTGTGTTGAAAAGTTTTTTCAGAGTTCAAACTCTGCGGCACTTTTCCCCGAATATGTGAGCAGAGCCGTTATGCAGGGCATGGAGAGAGCGGATATTCTCCCAAATCTTGTGGCAACCGTGACAGACATTGAGGGTATGGATTACCGCAGTATTGCATCTGTTCCGAGTGAGGATGACAAGAGTCTTAAACTCGTCGGCGAGGGTGCAAAGATTCCGCAGACTGAGGTTAAGACAAGAGAAAACCTTGTTAAGCTCCACAAGCGTGGCAGAATGCTTGTTGCATCATATGAGGCGCTTCGCTTTCAGCGTCTTGACCTCTTTACCGTAACGCTCAATCAGATTGGCGCATATATTGCAAGAGCACAGCTTAAAGATGCGATTGATGTGCTTGTGAACGGTGACGGCAATGAAAATCCCGCCGGCACACTTAATGTTGCAACAGGCGGCAAGGTTACATATGAGGACCTTTTAAAGCTCTGGACAGAGCTTGCTCCGTATGAACTCAACACAATTCTTGCGTCAACCCCCGAAATGCAGAAGATTCTTTCGCTTTCTCAGCTTCAGGATTCAAACGCAGGTCTTGATTTTCAGGCTACGGGCAGAATGATTACACCTCTCGGTGCAAGCCTTCTTCACACTCCCGAGCTTGAGGGCGGTAAGATTATCGGTCTTGACAAAAACTGTGCGCTTGAAATGGTTCAGGCAGGCGGTGTTGTTACAGATTACGACAAGCTTATTGACCGTCAGCTTGAAAGAGCCGCAGTTACCTGTACCGCCGGTTTTTCAAAAATCTTTACAGAGGCGTCAAAGGTGATGAGCTGTTAAGGAGGGATTGCCTTGAACATTGCAAACATTACAAAGCGTTTTGCCTTATACAGCGGTATTGACGGTGCTGAAACTTACAAATGGAAAAGCATTATTGACGATGCCGTGGTGTATGTTAATTCGATTGTTACGAAGGAAAATCTTTCGGAAGATGACGAATTAAGACTTGAAAACCTGTGTGCCGTTTACGCTTTTAGGTTGTATTCCCTTTGCAATGATGACAGCATTTCTTCTTTTTCCGCAGGTGATTTGAAAATTTCATCATCTGCGGACGGCGAAAGCCGTGCCGAAAAGCTGTGGAGGGAATATGCCGACAAGTCGCAGGATCTTATCGGCAGAGAAAAATTTTTGCTTGGGGTGATATGATGAATATTTCACCGTCTATCGGGAAAATATTAAACAGATACGGCTGTGATGTTACCGTTAAAAACGGCGGTAAATCGGTTAGGACAAAGGCCTTTATTTCACCTTTGAGATATAACTATAATCAAAACTCCGACAATGTACGGCATAAACTGGGTATGAGAAAAACGAAGCTGTTTTTATTTATTGCACCGCCCGATGTTCTGCTTGATTCGGAAAAAAGCGTAATAGAAAGTGAAAACGGTAAATATACTGTTAAAAGGTGCGAAAAATATTATGTGAAGGACAATCCGATTTATGTAAGGGCTGTTCTGTGTGCATACAGAGAAGAAACGAGGGATGATTTTGAATCGAATTGAGAAACAGGTTGACCGTATTATTGCAGGATTAAAGGTAAATGAGGCTTTGAAAAATGTCAGATTTATAAGAGAATACGGCTCTGATGAAGCACCGTCACCCGTGAACGGAATGATTGCCGTTGTGTCGGTGAGAGATATGTCAACGGAGAAAAGTTATATCGGCGGATACCTTTCGCCGTCTATCAAGGGTGAAAGCTACAATGCAGGAGTTGAAATCAGGGTGTATGCTCCTGCAACCGAGAACGGAAGCGGTCTTTCGGAAGTGGTAAGTGAAATTCTTCTCGGACTTAAAACTGCCGATGCGGAAAAGACGATTACCCACAGCGAGGCGGCGTCAATTGAATTTGATCCCGATATGAACGCAATTTACAGAACGGTGAGTTTTAATATGGAATTCTGTCTTTGCGAGGAGGTTTAAATGGACGGCTTTGAATTTGAAAATTGCGGAAATGCCATGTTGAAATGTGAGGGAAAAATCCTCGGCGGCGTTGAAAAGGCAACCTGTACAAGAAAGAACTCCTTCACGGAAATCAAGGAATTTTTCAATGACAAGCCCGTTGAAAGGATTGTTTCAAATGAATGGGAACTTACCTTTGTGATGAAGATTACGGATAAAACTCCGTTTTTGGAGCGTGACAGCTTTAAGAGTCTTGAACTTGACCTTGCAAAGAAGAAAATCATTTACACGGATTGCAAAGTGCTTGAATTTTCAAGCGTTACTCAGGGCAGCGGAAGTATTCTTGCAACCGTGAAAATCAGTGCCGACGAGAGGAAAATTATATGAATGATAAAAATTCAGACGAACTTTACAGGCTTGCGGAGTCTGAGAACGGCGGTAAAGATACCGAAATGTTCGGTGAATTCCTTGAAAGGGAAAGCCGTCGTTACAGTCGCAGACTTGACGAAGAAGAGGAGGCGAAAAGCCTATGAAACCGGTGCCGATGAAATTCGGTGAATATGTGTGGCATCACAATCCGCAGAATATCAGCTTTGAATGTGACAGGAGCGTTGCAGAAATGAAAAGTCCGTTCGGCGAATCTTCCGTTCAGGATATGGGGCGGAAGAATATGAAAATCAGCGGTTCGGGACAGCTGTACGGCGAGAATTGTGCAGAACAGTTTGAAAGACTGTTTGAGGTGTTCAGAAACAGCGGAAAAGAAGTGCTCTCCGTGCCAAACCTGCCGAGCATTTATGCTGTGTTTGAAAAGCTTGAAATAAAGGGCGAGCCAAAGCCGAATGTGCTTGAATACAGCTTTGTGTTCCGTGAGGTTATGGAAAAAAAGCAGAAAACGGTAATTACATATTTTGACTGTGAAAACGGACAAACCCTGTGGGACATTGCATACAAAACAGGCGTGAAAATTGACGAGCTTGTGCGACTGAATCCCGATGTTAAGTTTCCCGATGAAAACCTCGGAACAAGGAGGGTTAAGCTGTGCTGACTTACTTTTTTACTGATAAAAACGGCAAAAGGTGTGGAATTAAAAATGTTCTCACGGCAGAAATTTCGGCAGATGTCGATGTGCCTGCCGATGAGCTTGTGATGACTGTGCCGTATGACGAGAAGTTCGGAAATGCCGATATACTTGAGGCTTATGACGGCAAGTCGCTTGTGTTTGTGGGACAGGCTGACGAGATTGTCAGCATTGTGAGAACCGACGGTGCGATTGTAAGGCTGAGTGCAAGAAGTCTTGCCGGAAGGCTTCTCGATAATGAGGCAGAGCCTGTTACATATGTGAACCCGGCGGCAAAGTTCATTTTTGAAAGGCATTTAAAGCCGTTCGGAATTGTCGGATATGACGGTGACGAACATCCGTTTATGGGCACAATCAAAATTGAAAAGGGCATGACCGAGTGGCAGGTGCTTGAAAAATTCTGCAACGGCAGATACGGCAAAAGTCCGAGAATTACGGGTGCGGGATTTGCTTTGATGTGCGGAACTTACGGCGGTGCAAAGCCGTTTGTGTTCGGCAGAAACGGAGTAGGTTATACATCTCTCCGTGAGTACATAAAGCCGTGCAAGGTGATTTCGCAAATCAAACTACGCACCGAGGAATACGGCGGTTACAAGAGCGTTGTAAGCAACAAATGCGTTGCCGACAGGATTAAAAGGGTGAGATATGTAAACGCTTTTCTCGACAACAATGCGGTAAAAACAGCCGACAGAATGATTGAAAACGGCAACAGGCAGAGCTTTGAAATAATGCTTGAATGTGCAGAATGTCTGTGCGGAGTTGTCGGCAGAAGGGCTGTGATTGATGACTCTCTTATCGGAAAAAGAGAGGGCTTGGTTGTGAAAAGCATTAAATATTCACTTGGGAAAAACGGTGAAAGCACAATGGTTGTGCTTGGAAAGGAGAACGGCGATGTGGCTGATGAATTACATAACTAAAAATTCGATTACCGCCCCGAAAGCCGAAAAGGGCGGTGTGAAAAGTTCGGGAAACACGGTTTCGGTGGATTCCTCGGAAGAACACAGGGGGATAAAATGTTGCGTGCCGTATGGCTTTGCAAGCGTTGTTCCCGTGGGAGAGTCGGCGGTTGTTTTGCCGCTTGCTAACGGCGAAGTGAGCCTTGGCGTGCTTGCAAAAAATGTTGAACTTGATGAGGGCGAGGTTATGCTCTCGTCAAAGGGCGGAGCGAGTATTGTGCTGAAAAATGACGGCAGGGTTCTTATCAACGGCAAGGCGGTGTAGTATGAGGGATACGATGATTAAAAACGGTGATATCGTTATCGGCTCTTCGGGCAATACGGTATTGCTTGAGGGGACTGACGCAAAATTCCAACAGGCTGTGCTTTGCATTTCGGCAAAACTCGGCGGATTTGTCTATGACAGAAATTTAGGTTCAAAGGTGCTTTTGCAGGACAAAACACTCTCGGCAAAGCAGACTGAACTGCTTGCCAATGAATCGCTTGCAAAAATGAAAAATACCTATGCAAGCGTTAAGTCGGTTGGCAGACAGATTACGATTGACCTTACGGTTGACGATATTACAAGGAAGGTGCAGATAAATGGAAACCTATGATGAAATTTACGGCAGAATGAAGAATGCCTATGAGCATGAAACGGGTGACAGCTTTAACGAGGTGAGCGACATTGCAATCAGGCTCAAGGTGCTTGCCGGCGAGATTTTTAAGCTGCAGACGAATCTTGAGTGGTGGAAAAGACAGATGTTTGCAGTGAGCGCAAGCGGTGAATGCCTTGATAAACTCGCATCGCAGAGAGGTATTGAACGCAAAAAGGCGATGAAGTCAACGGGCGAAATTACCTTCAATATTTCTCAGCCGTGCAGTCACGATATTATAATTCCAAAGGGGTGCGTTGTGGCTACTGCCGACCTTGTGCCGATACGATTTGTTACGACCGAGGATGAAGAAATCAGTGCCGGAAACACGCTTGTGAGTGTTTATGCCGAGGCTGAACAGGCGGGAAGTAACGGTAATATCGGGCTTAGTTGTGCGGTTGTTCCCGTGAGTGTGCCGACAGAGATTGAAACGGTTACAAACCGTGAGAAATTTACGGGCGGTTGCGATGCCGAAACGGACGATGAACTTCGCAAACGCATAAGAGATACATATATAAACACCTCCAATGGCACGAATGCGGCATATTACGAACAGCTTGCACTCACGGTTGATGGTGTTGCAAAGGCGAGTGCCGTCGGCAAAGCGAGGGGCGTAGGTACGGTTAATGTCTATGTCACGGGTGCGGATGCATCATTGGGTACGAATGTTGTTGCAAAGGTTCAGTCACTTTTGGAAAAGCAGAGAGAGCTTAATGTTGATGTTATTGTGTCGAATGCCCAGCGTACCGCCTGCAATATGAGTGTTGTTGCCTATGCGGAGGACGGATATTCTTCAGGTGAAGTCAAGGAGTTGCTCAAAAATGCCTTTGCGGAATATGTGAATTCAATCCCTATCGGCGGAACATTCAGATTGTCGGAACTCGGTGCAAGACTGATTGACACGGGTTGTATAACCAACTACAACTGGAACACGGATATGCAGGATGTGACGGTGGCAAAGTCGCAATGTTTTACTGTCGGTACAGTTACGATTGGGGTGAAGTGATGAACAGCTTTGATTCGATGAAAACCAAATTAGAAAGTACGGGGCTTTACAAAGTTACGGCAAAATCAAATATCAGAGCGGAACTTTTGGCGTATGCAGAGGGTTTGAACACGGAATTTGATATGCTTGAAACTATGGAACGGGAGTTGTTTATTGACACAGCGGAAAACCGCGGAATTACCGAAAGGGAAAGATTTGTCGGTAAAATCAATGCCGATTATCCGCTTGAAAAACGAAGGGAAATGCTTAAAATATCTGAGCAGAAGGTCGGCGGAAAATGCACTCCCGACGATTTCAAAAGAATTGTCAGAGGTTACGGTGTGGAAAATTTTACAATTGCTGAAGCTCCCACAAGAAACCGTGTGGATATTAAAATTTCGGATACAAAAACAGACGCAGAGAAGAAGCTCATAGAAAAGCGTGTGAAAGCAGATTTTCCGTTACATCTTAATGTGATAATTTCTTATGTAAATGCATAAAATCCTGATTAAAATTTTAATCAAGCTATGTTAATAAATTTTGCAGCTTTGCAAAACCATTTAAATAATTAAATAACCATGACCAAAAATAAAAATGACAAGTTGAAAAATCTCAGCTTGTCATTTTTTGCGTAGATGTTGTTATTCGTTGTAAAAAATGTGACTTACACATTTATTCGTACGAAAAAGTGTTGACAGAACCGCCTGATATCAGTGAAGCCGCAATTCCTACTATAATTACGCCTATACCCACAAATTTAAGTACCTTAGATATAATGTTATTTCCAATACATTTTCCTACCTTAGAAATAA